AGTTGGAGTTGGAGCTGGTGCCGGTGAAGATATTATTACAGAGTTCCACCAAACCATTATGATAAAGTCCCAATTATTGCTATCTGCAAATCTAAAGCTGCTGAATTAGATGTGACTTCTATGGTTAAACTTTCTCCACCAGCCCAAGTATTAGCTGCTGTGGATGCAGTATTGTCTTCTGTTGAATCAACGGCCAGTGCGGACCAACTAGTTATGCTTGTTCCGTCAATAGCTACATCAATAGTACATGTACCTGATAATGTTTTGTAATAAATAGTTTCCAGAGTTCCGGCTTGTGGCATATAAAGTTCAACTCGATATACCTTATTTTCTGCTGTCTCAACTAGATAACCTAACTTAACTGAATTAAGTTTGTTCTCAAAACCCGGAGGTAATCCGCCTATATTTGCTACAATTGAACTTGCCATAATTTTTACTCAAAGTACGTGAAATACTCTCCTTGGAGGGGTATTGGCCCAAGTACCCCAAAATGTTGATTGACTACTTCCTTGATCAAACTCTTGGTTTATTTCTGCGAGAGATAAAACCGAATCCGCTATCATGAACTCGCACATTTTGCCATCCATAATTCGAGTTGCATCACCTTTGCCGCCAAGAGCAAGGTCAACATTTGTAGTAGATATCTCAGTTAAACCAGCAACCTCTGAAGTTGTCCCACTAAGCGCCCCATCAACAAACGATGCCATTTGAGGATTTGGGGAAAAGCCAGCATCAAAGCGAACTGCTACATGATACCATGTTCCAGTAGACAGGCTTGCATTAGCGCTATATTTTGCCCCTGAATATTGTCCGCCTGAGTCTGTTACCATATAGCCCATTCTGTCGCTTGCTCCATTTGTATCATACCACATTCCAAAAGGACGACTCCCTCCATGATTGCCATCCCAAAGTATTCCGCCATCTGCATCTGTGTCAACATTTACCCAAACCATAACAGTCGCTGTAGTCAATCCACTTAGAACGTGAGGTATGTAAATACTATCATCAGAGCCATCCCAGTCAGTTGCCGCTCCTGTCTGACCTGTTGCCCCGCCCGCAGTAATGCCTCCAATAAAAGACAAAGCATCATTGCCATTTGAAGTTCTGTCAGTTCCGCCTGCATCTGGGTAATATATTTGGAAAGCGGATTTGTAAGCATTATCGCTACCATATGTATCGGAGGCTGCATACGGAGTATTTCCGGAAAATGGCGGATAAATTCTTACTGTCCTGTCTGATTTTGTTCCAAGAGTTCCCGACCACTTTACCCGCAACCAACCCGTCTCTGCTGAATCATCAAAATCAATCCAATCTGTAGCTAGTTCAGTTCCATCGGCATCCTTTGCAGCTCGACCTTTTGTTCCGTCGCTTGTGTTTACCTTGGACCACCATGCGGATGTCATTCTAGAAAGATCAATTAATAAAGAAAAGTCAGTGAGAGCCGCTGATGGGGCTACGCATGATTGAGTATCATATGTTGTTCTCGGTAAAGCCATTCTTAATCTCTCGTAAATTCTATTGTTATATTTATCTCATCGACGCTTCCTGATTGAGCTGTGGTTTCTAACCAAACCCAAGATCCGGCAGGAATAGTCTCGTCATTAAAAGATGTAACCTCGGAACCTGTTGTAGTGCTTGTTGTAGCTGTGCCGCTGGTTACAACTTCGGCTCCTGTTGCACTTCTATCTGAATTGTGGCGAATGGTCCAAGTAACAGATGGAGTTGATGATCCTTTTAGAACTGCATTCATTTGAGTCACAGTTATAGCGTCATCCGTAAAGAACATTGTTACGTCTTCGCTCGATCCTGGGCTTTCTAACCCAACAGATTTTGAATAAGGAACAACAACGGCTTCTGTGTAAAATGTAGGTCTATACGGAAGAACATGTATAGTATTTGCATCTTCAACATAAACAAGAGGATTGCTGTAGTTGTCAGTAGGTTCAGTAGAAGTAAGAAGTCCTGCTGTTGCATCTGATACAAAATAATATTCTCCAACAGTCAGTCCATGAGCAGTCGCTGTCACTCTACCTGCTTGAGCTAGCTCATAATCATCTGTTGCTTTTGAGACAACAACATGAGTTCCTAATGTGGTAGGATCGTCTGCTTGAGCTTTTTGCCAATCTGCTCCATCATGATAAACAGCATTCATAACAGCAAGAGTTGGTGATGCCTGATTTAGATCAAATTTTATATCGGAACCGCTCACTGTTTCCCACGTCAAAGTATCTGAACCATTCGTTGTTAAAACTTGTCCAGCCGAACCTTCATCTCCAGGTAATTCCAAACTATAATCTGCGGCTATGCTGTCTGGCGCTGTAAACGATGCTGTATGAACACCATTAGAAGGGCCTTCTCTTAATGAAACTTTCGCTCCGGATGATCCGGATAACTGAGCAAATTCTATTTCTGGAGCAGAAGCCAGCCATGATACACTTGAGGTCATGGCAACAACTGTCGCATCAAAATTCAAAACAGTAAAAGCTCCTGAGTCTTGCGCCAACATAAAGTTTTTTCCGTTTACCGCCATTCTCATAACGCTTGTGGTAGATAGGTAAAAACCAGTACCTGTTGAGTTTGCAAAAGAAAGGCCAGGAGTTGCTAATAAGCCATCTGCTGCACGAATAGTATCTCCTGATTCATAACGAATTCCAAGAGCTGTATCTATGCCTTCCAAATGACCCTTAACAGTAGCGGCAGCTTCTGTATATTCAGTTCCTGATGTAAGGCTAACATCTCCAGTACCGCCTCTCGCTACCAATAAAGTTCCTGTTGTTACGTCAGTAGCATCATGGACATGAGACGCAGCAGCAATACCAGCTTCGACTAGTGTGGCATTTACCCAATCGGTCGTATTGTCCCACATCAATATTTCGCCATCTGCTGGCGTACCTGTTATGTCTGTATCAGTGAGAGCATCGAGAGTCGTACTACCTCCACCAGAAGGGGTAGACCATATAAAAGCGCTTGTTGCAGTATCCCATTCTAAAAATTCTCCATCCGCAGGAGTTGCAACAGGTAAAACGAGAGAATAACTTGAGGTTATAGTTGTTGGGGCAGCAAGAGAAATGGTGTTAGAACCGGAATCTTCTAATATAAGAGTTCCCTCATTTAGAATTTTTACAGATGCAGATGCCTCTATACTAGATATTGACAAAAGGTTTGTAGAGCTATTGTATTCAAAACCAGATTCTGTAGAAATATTTCCTGAAGAATTTATATAAGGTATTTCATTAACTGAAGATGAAGCTGGAATGGCAGCAATTAGAGTCCAGCCTGTATTGCTTGCTCCTGAATCTTTTATATATAGAGAGGTATTGGAATCTGTAGCATCGCTTCTAAAAAACAACGATGAGATATCTGAGGTTTCGCTGCCTTCAGGAGTTCCTGTGCCATACGAAATCTTTAGATTACTTGAGCCAAGTATTAAGTCTGAGAAAAAACGTTTTTCGCCCATATTACCCCACTACAACTACTCTGTAGCTGTCAGCTCCAGCAGGCGCTGGATCAAATGTCAAGTCTACCCTACTTGTTGTAGTGGTATCCACTTCTACTTCCACTAATTTTCCTGTAGATGAATCAAAAATTTGAACTGCAACATACAATGTTCCCATATTATGATCTATATTGAATACAGTTGTAGCATCATCGCCTGTAATTTCTTCTACATACTTCCTTGCAATCAACAAGGATATAGAACCATTATCGACATACCATTCATTAGCCGATTCGCTAAATCTCAAGAATGCGTTATCAGCAGAACCACCATTACCTCGTTCAACTTCAATACCAGCATCTTGTGTCACGCCTGCTGAATTTACAATAATAAAGTTATCTTCAACAATCAAATTCGTTGTATTTATAGTAGTTGTACTTCCGCTTATAAGAAGATCTCCCGTAACAGTTAGGTCGCCTGTTATTGTACTAAGAGCGGTATTTCCATCGAACGAAGCTATCTGAGTACCGCCAGCAGTTATCGCTAAGACATCTAATGCAGAAAGATAAATTCCCGTATCTTCATCTACAGTAAAACTGTGACTAGGAGTTCCTACTAAACCAGTATTCGTTCTAACAGGCATAGAAAATGTAGCAGCAGTATAAGTGAGAGCGAATCGAGTTGACGCTGATGATGGAGTAGAAACTGGAGCTACTCCAAAGTTAACCGTTGTACCAACCGCAGACCCGCTCCATGTTTCATTAGCCTCTGCTTTTATATATGCTCCCTCAATGGCTGACACTGAGGATTGATAACCATAAAAGGAAATTGAACCTAATTCGTCTCCACTATTGACTACAGATTTAGAAGCCTGCGAACCTCTAGATCTTGCGAATCTTAACTCATTACCAGCTTGAGCGCCACTATAAAAATGCTCTAAGTAAATTAGCTTTTGCACGTTTCCGTCATTGATTATATTAATAGGAGCATGAGCCGCTGCTGCACTATCTTTACCAAGAACAAGGCTGCTATCTATACTGGTTATAATAATATCACCGGCTGCTTCCATTTTTACGTCTGTTCCGTCAAAGGTGAAATTAGCATCGCCAGTTAGAGTATCTGCATCGCTCCATAGAGTAATTTGATTAGCAGCACCAGAGCCGTCTATAGTGCCAGAAGCAGCAGCCCATGCTAAGCTCGTTCCACTTGTTGTCAATACCTGAGTATCTGCTCCGCGAGGTAATCTAACAGCATTTCCTGAGCCATCTTCATAAAGGAGGTCTCCTTCGGCTGAGAATCCTGCCAAAGCATCTATCGCTGCCTGCTGCGTTGAGGCTCCGGTTCCACCATCTGCTATAGCAATGTCGGTTCCATTCCAAACACCTGTAGTAATAGTGCCAACTGTTGTTATTTGTGTTTGAAAATTTGCGAACGTTATATTCTTATTATCTGCTGTTGCTGTTATATCCCAGAATGGAAGGAAGTCTCCAGAAGCTACAGTTGTTTCTGTAGTAAGATTGTTAATATCTAAAGAAACAGAATCAGCGGCAACCGTTATCCCTGTATTAGCTCCTGCTATAACGTTTACAGTATTAGAAGATGAAGTAAGACCTGCGCCTGCTGTATCAAAATATGTTCCTAAATCCGTTATGTCAGATTCTGTTATTGATGCCCAACTTGGGTCCGTTCCATCAGATTGTAAAAAAGTAGTCGCTCCACCAATCGCTAGTCTAATAGCGTTTGAAGCATCTCTTATGAGTATGTCGCCTCTCGTTGTAAGGCCTGATATATTGTCTATTGCAGCTTGAGCAGTTGATGCTCCGGTTCCACCGTCCGCTATAGCAATATCAGTACCATTCCAAACGCCTGTAGTAATAGTCCCAACGGTCGCTATTTGTGTTTGCAAGTTTGCAAACGTTACTTTTTTATTGGTCGCAACTACCGAATTGTCCCAAAACGGCAAGAAGTCTCCGCCTTCTATAACTGCTATAGATAGACTATTGATATCTAGAGAAATATCAGTTAGGCCTACCGCAATACCACTACCAGCTCCAGCATTTATTGTACTGCCTGAAGAAGAAAGACCTGTTCCTGCTGTATCAAAATAAGTCCCTAAATCAGTTATGTCAGATTCGACAAGCGGTCTTTCTTCAAAACCTTCGCCGTCTCTTACTAAAATATCTCCATCATTATCTGTAACGGTACTAATAATAGGAATATCACCATCAACGTCATTAAGAATAACCAGACCGCCTGCGGATCTGTTTGATTGTATAGTATGCCTTCCACCAGACCCAGTAATAGCAAAATCATCAAATTGATTAAACGCTGACCAAAGCTGAGTCCTGTCTAAATATCCTACATTACCCAAAGGCGAACTCGACCAGGCATCAACAGACCCACCTATGTATTGAAGAAATTCTCCATCTTGAGGACCATCGGACAAATCAACAGTATACCCATCTAATATATTTGCATCAACCGTTCCTGTACCAAGTGTAGTAATAGAAGCTCCATTACCAACCACCATAGCCGCAACAGTATTTGTAGAACTTGTTATTCCTGAAAATGGAACGTTAGACGCTGCCGCAGAAGACATAGATGTCCAAGCAGACCCGTCCCAAAAGAATGGAGTCTGCGAACCAGTGTCATAATAAAACTGACCTTCTACTTCTGTACCACTACTAGGAGCTGCTCCTAATGGATGCATAACCGCAAATTGCAGTTGATTCTGATTCAAAGCTAAGTCAGCAAAAAAGCTTCTAGTTCCCATATCTTACCCTCATGTTAAATAAGCCGTTCCGCTCTGAGACGGAGAAAAAGTCAGTACAACTCGATTAAGAGTCGCATAATGTATCTCTGGGTCCATGCTGTAACCAGAGGAATCTAAAACAGCAACATTGGGGTATCTGTTTAGATTGTGATCTATTGTCCAAGTAGCGCCTGCCACTCCTTGATCATGCGTAAAAGAAGAATTCAATGTTTTCCAACTAGACTGATCTGTCAAAAAGGCAGCGCTTGATGTATGGCTAGACTTTGCAACATATATTCCGTCAGAGAAATTAACATCCCCTTCACTAGTAGATTGGTCATAATATACCAAATCTCCTTGAATATATGATGTAAAAGGTTGCCATTCAACCACGCCACCAACCTGAGAAGACGTTACCATATGTGGATTATCTGTACTAGATATATGATCTTGTACTGTAGATCCCGTATATAAATAGATTCTCATAGTGCCCGTAGATCCAAGAGATAAATTATCTTCTGATGTAACTAAACATGAAAAATAATCAAAAAACCAATCGCTAGCGTCTAAAAGAGCTATTTCTGCTCCATTGTCAAAAAGACGAACCTGATATCCACCTGAATCATCAGATTCTATAGGAATAGAATTGTAGAAAAATGGAATAGCAAAAGTATAATCTCCAATATAATCGCCAACAGCTCCAGCTCCATAAAACCCATTATATCCTACAGGGAATTTACATCTATAACTCTTAGAGTCAGATGTTGCATCTAGTTCCAATTCTGCTTCTACGTATTCTATCAATCCTGTATGAGAAGAAGTTGATGGGTCTTCAAATATAACTTCTCCTATTATTTGATTTGCAGCAATAGATATTTGAGAAGATATAGCTTCATTGTTGAATCCCTTTGTATTAGCGGTATGAGCTTTTGCTAATAACTTCTTTAGAGATATATTTCTTTCTGTAGTTGATTCAAAAGCCATATTATGTTACCGCCCAGTTAACACCGAAACGAGAAACGTCTCCAGTAAAGTTCGCATCCGTAGTTACTCTTACATACATCTTGTCATATGCGTTTGCTGAACTTCTTGTTCCTATTGATATTCCCCAACCAGCAGTTGGTAAAGTAATATCGCTACCGAAGCTCGCTGCATAGCACCCGTCTCCATCTGACCAAGATCCTGGAACAAATGCTTTCGTAATATCTAGCCAACCTGTTCCTTCTCCATCTCCTTCTGGAAATTTAACAGATATTTTTACTTCTGTATGAGACCCACCTGTAAAGGAATCTGTTTCTGCTATAACACTGGCGCTTCCTTCGAGTATCAAACTGAAGTTAGAGGCACCGGTGGAATCCTCAAAATATCTATGCCAATATCTTTCTCCGCTCGCAGACGAATAGTCTGGATTACCACCAGGTCCATCTGTTGCTAAAGAGAAATTTAAAGTTGGATAAACAACAGTGCTATTTACTATCTGCAATCCGTCACTATATCCTGGAGTAATGCTAACTAATGAAATACTCTCGCTCCAGGTAGAAGATAAGTCTGTATCAAAATCTGCATTACTTGGAATTCTATAACTCTCTCCATTCATATTGTCATTCAAATCTGTTGCATCATCAGAAACTGAGTCAAGCAACATATTGAAGCCTTCTAAATAACTGGATGTTACAGTTCCCTGTATGGTTCTCAAAGCTCTTGCTCTTGCCCTGAATCCATCATAAGTTGTTAGACCATTAATGATTCGGCTTGCGGTAGCTGTTGCTGTTGACTGATAGTTTGTAAGAGTATTGTCGTATGCTGTTGGAATAGAAAGGCTTGCTGAGTTTATTGAACAATTATCTATGGTAGGATAGCTTATTGCGCTTCCTGATGATGAGTGAGTAGTTCTATATATATTAGATATATCTACTTCGAATGTTCCTGTGGCAGCGGTGTGATACTCAATTCCTGATATGTTTTTACTTCCTGTTCCGGAAAAACCAGACCAAGCCAAACCTGCGATAGTTGTAGCTGTTATATCCGAGTCAACAATATAAATATATTCTTCTGTAGAATTAGTTCCTAGGCTTGTAACATGCTGGACTTGAACCGTATTATATCCATCTCTCAAGTCCGCTGCCCTAACTAACCAACCGCCAGATCTGTATTTTTTCCCATCAAACAACGAACCAGTAGGAAATTGGACAGAAGTTGCCGCTAAAAGGCTTGTAAAACCGCTTGAGTTGCCATTTAGAGAATCTCCTGACCCAAACGACGATAAGTCGGTAGAATGAATAATAGAGCCGTTTACGACTAGATTTAGAGTTCCGTCATCGCCAGGCCCAAAAGAATCAGCAGGATAAGCATTGTTTGGGTCTGCTGTAATGGCATCAGCCAATGTTCCGCCAACATTTGATGTTCCAGATACAATCCCTCTGTTAGGAGAAGTAGTGCTAAATGCTCCACCTATATCAATAGTTGGATGAAGAGTATATCCTGCCGGATTTGACACAGCAGACGTACCATATGAAAGATTACCTGCTGTTCCTGTGGATGCGCTCATATCGCTAAGGTTCGGAGAGGCTGCCGGAAGCATGGCATCTACAAGGTCTGCTAAATAATCAAGAGCATCATCTGTATTCCCTGGGTCTTGATCTCCCCAATCTGAGTTATCTAATGGGGTATATGTTACATCAGCCGCATCAACGTCTCCGTCAAAGCTTCCATTTGAACTTCTATTTGGTACATTCCTTGGAACGTGTGGCATGCAAGTCTCCGTATTGCTATTTAATTTTCATTACAAATAGCAATAATTCCTTCACTATCAATAACAGCAAATGGTTGTCAAAGCTGAATATACTTGCTTTGGTGTCATTTTTCTATCATACTTCTGTATTATCCTAGCAGCCATACCTGCAACAACGGGAGTTAGTATACTATTTCCTGACATCTTTATATAATCATTGTGCTTATACATCGTATCAAGCGATTTATAAGGAAGAGCGACTCCCGGTCTCGCATCTAGTATTTCTTTCCTTTCATTCCCCTTAGTGTAGCCAACTCCCATTACTTCAGAAAAATTAGCCGGATAAATAATGTCTTTCTTTTTTGAATTTATATTGCCTGTTGCGGCAAAAAGACATATACCACTTTTGTATGCTTTGTTTATTACATCGTTTAGTAGTGGATGTTCAACATTACAACCAAATGACATAACTATTATATCAACATTTTTCACTATAGCATACAATATAGAAGCATGAACTGCACTATGAGTTCCTTGTCCTGAATTAGCTATTGCTTTTGCATAGAACATGTCGGCAGCGGGAGCTATTCCTTTTACGTCTCCATTTCCTTTAAGAATTCCTGCTACGCCAGTTGCATGACCGTGATCATCTCTGGCTCCATTTTTATTATTCGAAAAATCTATTACATTTTCTAATGAAACTGGTATCTTGTTATGAACAGGATAACCTGTGTCAATAACACATATACGGATACCGCTTCCATCTCCATTGACGCTATCATTTGATATCCCAAAATATTCTGGGTTATACTGTATCTTTTTATCTAAAGATGATATGGCGTTTTTAGAGTTGGGTCTTGGACAGTGAAACATATCACTTTTCATGATTTAATACAATCCTATTTCCGTGACCAAAAAACTCAATGTCTGATCTAAAGTTTTCTGTATCAAGGAATTCAACATGCTTTCTCAGCGCTAAAGCTGCATGAACGGTAAACAAATCATCCGTTACTATGCGTTGACACCTATTTATCTCGTCAACTCTTTTTAATAAACTCTTTTTCATAGGAACATGCCATTGATTAGAAAATCTAAGTTGCAGATTGTCTTTTACATAGCTTCTCATTCCAGAATCCGCAATTGCAATGCCGGTTTTACTATGTTTGGTCTTGTTCCTTGGATAATACGAAAAGTCATAACCTTCTCCTCTCCAGGAAAGGCCAGAAGCTCTATATAATATCTGTAATACGTGTTTATTTATTCTTTCTCCCGAAAAATATGCTTCAACATCCTTCGGGCAGCATTTTTGCCCCCATCCAAATGAGTTCTTATATTCCACATTTTGCATATCTATATTATCTGGATCTGAAAGAAATATAACAGTATCATAACAACACAATGAGGGAATAGATTCTCCCGTAAATAAATTGTTTATTCTCTTATTATACTTTAGTAAACAGTTACTGTCTTCTGTAGTTGACCAATCCAAACTAAGATTATAATTGTCCTTATGTAACCTCTTTATAAGAGAAGTCGCACACAAAGATTCCCAAGGCTGTCCATGATGAACAACTAAAATGCTTTTCTGATCATACATATTATTAATCTTCTTCGCTAATACTTCTGCCAGCTATTCGCAGATTATCCATTACGTCTGAATTCATATCTCTACTGCTATTGAGATCTGATTGCGTAATTTCTATTGATTCGCCGTCGTCTTCATCTGACACATAGTCCCCACTCATTAGACTGTCTACACTTCCATCTATTATTAGTTTAGAAATTTCAGCTTCTTTGGTAGATAGAACGCTGCTGTTTTTCTTACTTTTATTCTTAGCTGCCTCTTCTTCTTTTATCCGAGGAATATCGCATTCATCTACTATCTCTAATTTATTAGATTTCAAATACAAATCCAAATCTGGATAACACTCTCTTGGGTCTCCACCGAATTTAGCAAAAGACTTGAAATCTATTTTATTATTAAATACCAAATCTTCTTCCTGACCTCTAAGAATAAGTTTTCCCTTGAACAGAGATCTAAGATAAAGTCTTCCTGTTTTCTCTATGATCGTACATTCTTTTCCTGTGCATTTTGAAAGAAGACTTAGTACGTCATTCCCCTCTACTTCTTTTGCCGAGGTTACATAATAGACTTTCTTGGAACTAATCTTTTTAGATATAGAGTCTAAATCGTTCCAATTATAAATATCATAACTGCTTTCAGAAGATACCGTAACCTGCTTTTTTTCTTGGTCTATAAGAACAATCATATTATTTACTCCCAATTTCATTCCATATAGTCTTTATTCTGTCACTTACCTTATCGGCAGTTACATCAAATGAATATTCTTTCATAAGAAGATCTTGAAGATTTGCATTCTTCTCTTTTGCCAATTCTTGATTTGAATAAACATATCTCATTTGAGAACCTAAGTCTGAAATGAATTTATCAGATCTAAGAGCAGGCATAAGCTGACCATCCCAATAATGAACGTGGCTCGCGCCATTTCTTACAGGCTCCAGTCTATCTATGTCAACTAAATATGAATTATCATCTTTCAAAAACATAGTATGACCACTATGATTCGTAGCTATGACTGGTAATCCACACAATGCAGCTTCAGCATACGGAAGACCAAAACCCTCTCCTCTACTTGGCAAAACAAACGCATTGCAGGCTTTATAAACTTTTGGCAATTGATATTCAGGAATAACTCTACTACATCTTGCGATATGAGCTGGATTATCTCCACCGTATCTTTCAATAAGTCTATCTATTTCTTGTTTTATAACATCAGATCTACTACTTGAATGTTGATATCTACTTACAATAAGAAGCGTAACATCATCATCTCCTGAAAATTCTTGCAGATAAGATCTAATCAAAGCATCATATCCCTTGCGATAAGCCCACCCAAATAAGCTACAAAAAACGAACCCTTTCATGACTGGTCTAAATTCATGTGGTTCGTGATTTTCGTTATACAATCTTGTTTGCATAGGATTAGGCATTACAAGTATGTCCCTCTTCACTCCTGCTTCTTCTAATACTTCTTTACAAAAATCTGATGTAACCCATATCTCATCATATTGATTGCATATATCTACTGTTTGATCTGGAACAGTAGTCGCTTCTATTGTTGTATATAATATTCTATAGGTTATTCTAGGACTAATTCTTGAAAAACTGGGAATGATGCTATCTATCCTTATCGCATTTCTTCCTAATTTTCTCTTGAATGCGGCTAATTGTCTGGCATCCATTTCATTCAAATCACTTTTCCTAACCGTTGTTACATCTGTCTCAACGGCAACCCCTCTACTAGCCAAGGCATACGCCAGATTCCTATTTGTCTTAGCATAGCCGCCTGCTTCGTAAAAATGACCCGTTATAACTACTTCTGGATTAGATCCGCTTTCCATAATTTCCTCTTCCTCTGTGTCTTGAGTCTTCAACTTCTCTTTTGATTGCAGATAGAATAGATTCTTCTCTATACGACTATCTCCGTATTCAACAATCTCAAAAGCCCCAAGGACTACTAAGTTTTGAAATGACTTACTCTTTTTTACATCTTCTGTTTCTATCTCAAATATTTTGCCTTCCTCATAAGGAACGTTCATATTTATATCTTCCATGTATACTGAATTGCAAGTCGTGTTTGTGAATTTCATATTATAGTATCGGCTATATAAAGAAATAGGCCCGCTTAGCGGACCTATTTGTCACTCTAGAGCGACTGCCTGTTCCCAGGCGGGTTTGATCATATCAGAGAATCGAGCGGTATCCCACGCTGTCTTTTTCTCCAAGTTTGACTTGTGAAATATTTCTTTCCAAAATCATACGCTTAATCATTGCTAACCCCCTAGGAAGATTTTATATAAAATGATAGACGAAGCTCAATCTTCTAAATACAGCGCCTATTGAACATTCCAAACAAAGAACTCCTTTGAATGGAAACGTGGCTTTTGTATTAGATAATATGCTTTTGGTCTATATAGTAGGAATCATTATTTACAGATAAAAGAACTGAAATTTTATTGATTATAGAACCGTTTTTTGTAATATTCATTATTGTCTCCTGGAAAACAATCTTACTCTTATATTACTAGAATACGAGTGTTAATACCTCTAATTAATCGTCTACAAAAAACATATCTAGAACAGTCATCTCGGCTACAGTTAGCACTGTCTCGCCTATTCCTGACAAAGGTATTTCAACAAAATCTAAACTTGTTTTTTCGTCAAGTATGCCATTCCATTCTTCCATAAAACTCTCTGAGTTTTCCGGTGTAACCTGAATTGATTTGCCCTGCTCTGTATCAACTTCTTTTCCGTATTTTACAATGAGCTTTTCTTTTTGATCATTGAGGTTACTGAGTTCACTTTGAATATGCTTAGCTACCTTGCTGAAACGAAATGCGTATTTCGCTGGTATCTTAGCATTTGATACGAAATTATTTAATGCAGTTGACATTTCTGCCAATTCTCTGTAAGTTAGCTCTACGTTCATATTATTTCTCCTTGAAATATTATTTCGTCATTTGTAAGCATTTCAGCCACTGTATCACTCATTAAATAAAAAGGGGAGAGCGAACTCTCCCCTTTGAATTAGATGTTATTAGCCTCTAAAGCTCTATTTTACAAATTAGCTAGCCTCGTCAACTGTGATCTTGGAGATTGCGTAATCATTGATAACAGCAATTCCAACTTCTTCGTAGATGACCCATCCGAGACGTAGTTTCTTCGGATCGTCAGCAGGAAGAACAGTGATGTCCTGTCTAATTGGGAACGCGCCAACAGTGTCAGGCGAAGCAACAACAAGAACAGTGTTAGTAGGCATACGTGAGGAAACGTGGATGTCCGCTGTCCACAAGTGACCGTAAAGGCCAGTTGTTAGAATCTCACGAACAGTAGCTTCGTCATAGAAATCCTTACCGAAGGTACGGATATCTGCGTATCGGTTAGCATGGACAACGATTTTAGTCGCTACCAAGTCATGACGCTCAATGTAACGGAAAGCCGAGTTGAGCGAAGTTGTTGATAGTGAACCCATGTCCATAACAATTTGTGCCTGAGCCGAAGCGTCAGCAGCAGCAATCAAAGCATTGAAGATTTGAGTATCTTCTTCTTTTTGGATTGCTTCCTTAGCCTTGATCTGCGCTCTGTCTACGATGTAGAACCTACGAGCCTTGATCTCGGAAAGACGGATTGTTGGGTTAGCAGCTATTTCCCAAGTAGGAACGAGAATTTCTTCGCCTTCCTGGATTTGGTCAGGAACTGCACCACGACGAGCGACGACGTGAGCTACGGAAGCTAAGTCTCTCTCGTATCGAGCTAATGCGCCCTGTGGAAGTTCGTCAACCATGAGCAACTTACGACCAACGGCCTGATACTCTAGTGAACGACGAATTGGCTCTACCATAGCTTGAGCAAGAGCGGTACGACCCTCTTCTGTTTCTAGAGCTTGAGCAATGATCATTTCTTTCTGCTCATCTGAAAGATTATTTTTTACATGTGACATTTTTTTCTCCTAGTAGCCCCATTTATGAGGCCAGATATTGGACTTTTCATTCAGGCTTTAGAGAATAAACATTCTCCACGCCTCAGACTCTACCGACTAACAACAAGTTAGATCAGAGGGTCAAGACAAACCTGACGAACTCGCCAAGGGTAATTGAACCCTCAACATCTGTGCCAGGAACCCCAGATGGGTATTCGGAAGGACCTTCAACAACACGACCAACAACACGGCCTGAGCCAGCGTCTGTCATTGTTAGAAGACCTGATGTGTCAACGTAGCAGTCGCCGCCTGGAGTCCAGGTTTGGCCTGTAGCGTATTGGTCAGTGAAGAACTCGCCGCCGCCGTGATAGACAGTCATCTTACCTGAGCCCTGAGTTTCATTGAAGAAGTCAGAGACACGGTTAGAAGTTGAGCGAGTTGCTCCGCCGCTGCCGATTACGATATCCGCAGCGTATGGGGTAGCTCCACTGTCTGAGGCGATTGTGTCGCCTGCGAGACCGTGAGGCAACTGAGTAATAACATTACCAGTTGTTGTTTGAGTGACGAATCCGCCGGAGTTTAGTCCGACAAACTGTCCTTCGAGGATTGGATTTGCTGCCGCATCGTGTGCTGGGTCAACATTGTAATTACTTGCAATAACATGATAGATTTCTATAAGAGCCATTTTGATTCTCCTTAATGGTGTGTTCTAAATACAGTTCTCTTTACCGTCGCCGCCTTATACTGGCGATATCATCGTCAGCAGCTAACTCGTTGTCCTGATGCAAACTAAACAAACCTTGAATTCGATCTGACAGTTCTGCATTTTTGTCTCTTTTGTTGCTACTCTCTGCGATGATTAAAGGCTTCTCTGTGCCTTGCGCCACGGTGTCGAGTCCCTTTTGAACAACCCCAAACATAGCCTTTTCAATATCGCTGATTTGATCAGTGTTATATTGAGCTAGTTCGCTGATTTTAGAAGGCATTTGATCTGCCGTTATAATATCTGCTTGTAGCATTCTGGCCGCAACCGTAATTGCTTTATTTCTTTGAGCTGTCAATGACTCTTCATTGCTACCAGCAATGACCGTGCCTTTAATTTTTTCCTGCTTCTCAGGATTATTCTTTTCGTTCTTATCGTAATCCGAATTGCTTCCGCCGCCAGTTGGAATATCTGGTTGGTGCTTAGGAGCCTTCGGTACATCTCCGATACTTTCTTGTTCGTGTCCCATGAATGCTTTTGAGTCGCCTTCTGGTACGCTATTTACTTCTGCATTGTCTGACTCTTCAAAAGGAGTAATCTTACTTCCCTCTGGAGTGTTAGAATGGTCTTTGTTATTTGAGATAGGCTTGACATCTTCGTCATCGCTTACCGGCTTAGCTTCTTCAACTTTAGTTGCAACAGATACTAAGCGTTCTGCTAAATCAGATGTATAATCGCTTGTCTTCAAAGTTCCTGAACGGTTTGCTGCTTTGCTGTTTCCAGCTCCATCAAGACCGCCTGTGAATTCATGACCCTTTTCGGCTGTATAGCCTTGGTCTGCTTCATGTCCCATTTCTCCGCCGCCCGCAGGTACGGTAGGAACATCTGTCTTAGCTAAGTCATCTGACTCATTACCCATAGTTGCGCCAGCTCCCACTGAAGGGGCATCTGGATCTTCTAATGCTAATTTGTCTTCGTGACCCATAGTTGATCCATCAGATACAGGCTGTATATCAGAATCATCTTGAACATTCTTTTGCTTTATAGCTGAGTCAGAAGCTTCTTTTCCCAATAGTTCCGCAACACGGCTTAGGTCAAGACTTACTTTGTGAGACTTAGTTATTTTGCCTGGCTTGAAGGCATCTGAATCGCGCATTACCTGCTCCTGTGTTGGGATGCTATTATCCTTCGATATAGTAGCTGAAGATTCCTTCTTAATGTTTTCGGAATTATTAGCAAAGCTATGATTTGAATGGCCACCCTCAACTACTTGAGAGCCGTCATCGTCTTCTTTTCCTTTTGGATATCCTCCACCAGGATGGTCGTCATCATCGTCGCCATCGTCATCCTCATCCTCATCTTCTCCGCCAAAGCCAAGTTCTCCGTCAACAGCTTCTCCGCCGCCTTCGCTTCCCTCATCTTCGATAGGAGATTCTTCTGACTCTCCACCAATAGCAGTTTCCATTGCATCAGCAACATCAACAGCCATATCTAGAGCTTCATCAGCGGCCCCATCAATTGCGTCTACAGCATCCATAGGCAAAGCTATTTCAGCATCGCCTTCAGGAAGAATAGATTCATCGTGGTGCATTTCATCAGAAGGGTCTTCTCCTAAAGCTTTATCAATCGCTTCGTCAAAGTTTTCTAGAACGCTTAGTGGGATATCAACAGAGATGAATCCTTCTTCTGAAGAATCTTCAGCGAATGGGTCCATGTCATCAAATGACTCTTCCATTGGCGATTCCATAACATCTTCGATTACTCCAAGACCTTCTTCTTCGCCTCCGAATGGAGATTCCAATTCTTCTGCCAATAGTTCTTCATGCATAGCATACTTAGTTTTCAACTGGTCGCAAACTAATGAAGCTTGCTTAGCTGAGAACCCACTACGGATAAAGTCTTCTAGACATTCAATACAGGCATCGTCTTGTGACCATATGCTTGCAATCTTAAGTGCAATCTTATCGCTGTAAATATTAGCTGAAGCAAGTCTCTTGCAAACAGAGTCCACAAGGTTCTCGCCTTCATCAGGACCGCTTAGTGCCAATGCATTTTCGCCAAATCTACGAGCAAGAAGTTCTCTACAGTTTTCGGTTGGGAAAGTATCCCCTGGGCCGAATGAGTGAGCCTTCTTGAATTCTTTGAGTACAGTAACTTCGTTAGAAGCTGTCTTGACTCTATTCAATAAACCCTTATTGCTCATGGAAAGAATTACCTTGCCTCTATCTTCTAGAGATAGTTTTTCGAATTCAACATCGTTGATTCCAAATTGATCTAGTGCAGATGCAAAAGTTTTCTTGAGTCTCTTGCATGAAGGGCAAGGATCTACGACTGGCGGAGTCCATGTCCATTGAACGAACCAATTGTCATTCTTCATGGATTGAGCCAATGAGTATTTACGGCCAGTATTCAAGCAGAATCGTTCGCCATTACTTAGTTCAACAGTGGATGATGAACCTGTGTATGGACTAATTGATCCAAGAGTTATCCCTTGTTCTGCTATCTTCTTCAATGCCTTGTCTGTTATTCTTGTATAAGCAGCAACTGGCATGTCTTGGTCGAAACCTTCGTCTTCCATTGAGAAGCCTTCGCCTTCGAAACCTTCTTCCATTCCTTCGTCATCGCCTTCGCCTTCGCCAAGCGTTCCAACCCATTTTGTGACTTCGATATCAACTTTATAAGTCATTTCCGAACCACAGTTGTTACACTTACCTCTTCCATCGAGGACATCAACATCTTCTGAACCACAAACAGGACATTTAGTACCTGGAGGGGCTGGATCTAAGTCTCCGTCTGCCAAATCGCTTTCGGCAGCTAGAGGGTCTTCAGCTCCACCAAGATTTTCTACAGGAGCCATTTCGCCTGCTGCGTCTGGAGGAGTAGGCATGGATGATCCACCGCCTCCGCCCTCGCCAAGACCTGCTGGCATTTGACCTCCCTGCATCTGTGCTGTTCTTTCCATTGTTTCTTGTCTAGAAGCTGCTCTTTGCTGTTTAGCTTCTTCAGCTACTGCTGCACGTTCAGCTTCATTGTCATTTGCTTGATTATCTTCTTCATCTCCATAACCCATTTCTTCATCAATCTTTTCAGCCTTTACATTCCAGCTAGCAGACTTGAAGTTTCCTGAACGGAGAGAAGCGAATGCTTCAATTTCTTTTTCTGTTGCGATTTCTTCTGTCTTTGCGATTATCTCGAAAGTTCCAGAATCTTCGTCAACTGAAATATTAGCAATAACAAGGTTTGACTCGCCTGCTGTGCTTTCTACATAAGGTAGAGCAGCAGAGAAGAATGCTTGAGGGTCTGTTGCGTCAACGCCGCCAAGGTCCACAGAAAGAGTTCCGCAGACTTTGAATAGGCCTTCATTGTTTATTTCAGCAAATGCATTAGTAAATTGTGAATTCTTATCAACAACAACATCTTCTGCTGTGTTTGATGCCATCTTTTGCTTAGCTGAACGTTCTGCTGAAGCAAAAACGTCTTTCTGAGTTACAACAAAATTGACCGCATCAAGGAAGTCTTCAGCCTTAGCGTAGCCAAGGTTGTCTCCCATTGCTCCCAATAGGGAATCAACTGGTTTAGAATTTGAAGAAGAGCCAGCTATTCGTGAGAAGTAATTGCTTCTCGCACGAGCATCGGCTCTTGATTCAATCTTTGATGGCATTGCGTTGACAAGAGTCAAATACGATGCCTTGATTTGAGATTGTGGGTTGCTTGTAAATGCAGTTACAGCTTTTCTTAGGTCTGTAGGAGACAATCCGTAATTAGCGATTGCGTCCGCTACAGCATTTGTAGCTGAACGAACAAGGCTTTTTGGATCGAATGAGTTAGCTGCCTTTAAACGAGTAGAATCGCCAGCGTGTGGCATTGTTCCCTTTTGATTTTCAAGCTGATCCTGAGTAACAGCATTTGGCTCTTCCCAACGATGCTTGTCTCTGATACTAATAAGTTGTGACTGAGTGATTGAATCAACATATGATTCATCAATATTTCCGCTTACTTCTCTACTGATTTCATCCCATTGCTTTTCAGTGATGATTTCAGGGAAAGAACTCCAACGAGCTATATGTCCCTCGGAAATCTCTTCAAGCTGAGATTGAGTAATGAATTCATAAGTACCTGAACGAACCTGATTAGAATCAGTTGTCGTATCGTTTGATCTTTCAGACCCACCGATTTGCTCATCGCCTTCAGTAATTGTGTTATAGACGCTATCTTGGCGACCGTGTAAAGGGAGATTAGAATTTTCGAGCTGCTTCTGAGTTATTATCTCAACTTGCTCTGGATTTACTCCCTGACCTGCTGCTGTCTTGTTTGGGTTAGACATTGAACCTGACTCCTTTTGATATCCACTAAGTATGGTTTCCGCAGCCGCTTGTGGATCTTTTGTCATTAACTGACTCAATTCCGGGCTGAATTCATTCCTGGAAGACCAACCAACTAGGTTATTATCATTCCATTTACCGACATAGGTGTTACCATCTGAATTTTCAGAAATTGTAACCCTATCATTATTATCTCTTGCTTCGTAAACTTCGCCAACCATTGACAATGTTAACTTTCGTTGTTCTAAAAATGACTGAGCGATTGCTAAGTCATTAGAGATTTTATTTAGATTATCTCTTAAACTATTGGATTGCTCAGAAATATCCTCCTTAATTACTGAATTTGAGGAGGAAAAAGTAGGTCTTGTTATAGTTCCCACTTCGTTTCCAAGATTTCCTGTTTGAACGCCAGGAGCCTGAGGCTGCATCTGTGGCGCTTGCTGTTGCATTTGGCTTGGGTCAGATATTTGTTCAGCCCCACCGCCATCAGGAGGAGAAGCTTGACTGTTATTTCCAAACATAACTTCAGAATCGCTAGGAGAAGGAAGCTGTGTATATCCCATTTCGATAAGCTCATCTGTTGTTCCCTGAACCTTAGCGAGGACATCTATAAGGTCGCTTGCATATTCCATATCAACCTGCTGCTTTTGAGCCATGATAGAGCGAGTTACCTTTTCTAGAAGATTCATTGCCTCATTGAGGGCATCTACTTCTGTTCGTCCTGATTCTTTTGTAATACTTCCTGAAACAATCTTCGCTTCGTATGAATTAGCAACTTTTCTTAGCTCTTCAACCTTTTCAGCAAATTTACTCTCAACTGCTGGTAAATTTAGGATATCGCATACGAGGCAATCATGACATGCAGGATTGACAACAAAGCTATCTTCTATAAAGTTGATATCATAGTTCCATTCAAAGACTTTAGTGTCTGCTGTTTTATTAGCAACCTTCTTGCCTTGTTCGCAACCGCAAACAGGACAATCGCCTTCTGGCTTGTTAGAGCTTGCATGATATTTACAATCATGACTTGCTAGAGCAAACTGTCTAGTCTTCTGGTTTTTGATATGAGTACAGAATTCATCTGCTGTATGGGCTTTATTATGACATATAGAACAGAGAGAGTATCCAACCTGGGCTCCCATAGAAGTTCCAACGATGTAACCTTCTTCAATACCTCTTGCTAATTGAGGATATGCTGTCTTGTCTACCATGTTGACGCAATAGATACCCTTTGCTTCTTCATCGTACCAAGCATGAACTACTTTGCCTCTTGCTTTTTCAACATCATCATTTTGATGATTTACAAAAACAGGACAGTCTACAAAAGTATGAGCTGCTCTTTTTAGTTCTGACTTAGAGAATGCATCTCCATTATCATTTACTTCATCTTCTTTTATTGCAAAAACTTTTACAAAAAGATGATCTGGATTACTATCAACAGCAGCAGAAATATCAAAACCGTTTAGGTCTATCTGCTTGTCTTTTACTAAAGAAGCAGTTTTTTCAAGTGTTTCTGTATTTATAAGATCCCAAACATTTCCTGCTGGAATGTTAAGGGGTTGTATAGCCATATTTGTTGAAGATCTTTTTACAAAGCTCATATTCTATCCTTTTTTAATAATTACCGTATATTTGCTACCAATAAAGTAATCTTTTTCCTTCTTATTTTTTCGAAAACCGTCTCATCATCTTCTTTACAGATGCTGTATTATTTATATTATCTACGCCCATTGGCTGAACTGTTGGAGGCAACATATTCGGAGCTTCTACCTGATTATCTATCGGCAATTGAGGCTGTTGTTGCTGTCCACCTGGCATTTCTACAGTTTTACCCAAAGCTTTTTGGGCTATACTTGCGGCATCAGCTCCTATTGCAGAAACGTCAGCGTTCTGGTCAAACTTCAAAGCTTCTGATTGAAGTAGGTCAAAAGCTTCTTCAATAGAATCTGTAGTAAAGCTCTTCCATGCGTTAGAGCCTCTGTCTCCAACACCTTTCATTCTACCTGGTGCATGGTTTGTTATATGAAGGCCCCATTTTACACCCCTGTCTACTGCCAATGTATTACTCATTGGATCAACTGAGGTTTGAGGAGACATCATCATTGGGTTAGATAAGACAGCTTGTCCCTCTCCCAAATTTCTAGCTTGACTAAACATTGGACCAATAACTGCAAGTCTAAATGAATTGATTGAAACTTTTCCACCGCTCAATAAGGATGATAATTCTCTCAATGATTCAAAACTGTAAGGATTTCTGTCATTACTTTCTTGAGGGCCTTCTTGTCCCAACTTGTAATATGCCATGCCATCTTCTTCGCTTAGCTTAGCTGACAATTCTTCTGGCATAGTAAACTTACCAAAAGCATCCTGCCCTGTTTCCTGATTAGAACTGCTTCTTTCAGGAACGACGGCTACTTCAGGTAAATCGCTATTCCATCCGTCTTTCAATATAGAACTAAGTTGAGCAGAAGACATTGGATACCAATCATCTTCGCTATGAACGTTCTTGAGAAGAACTGTACCTTGCTCTGTTAGTTTCATTTGGTAGAGATTTCCATCTTCTATCGCATTCTGTCTCATCTCGTAGAGTTCGTATGCTTCTCTAGCTTTTCTAATCTGAGTTTCATTCATGCCTGGTTTTGTGATTGGACTACCCGATGCATCTAAAGCCGCAGATCTACCATCCATCTCAAACATTCTACCGATGTTTACTCTTTTTGCCGGTTTTATATTTGTTCCATTAGGCCCATCATATATAATAACATTTGATGCGGAACTCTTAGGGTCAAGGTCGCCTTCAAACAGTCTCCATCTAGGCTTAGGGTTTCCGTTAGGATCTAAAACAGGAACAACACCAATAGAATTGGCGCTATTTGAAGTATCAATAAAAATGCCTGCTCCATTTTCGGTTTCTTGAATAGAGTACGGTCCCCAAGGCCACTGATTTCTATCAGCTAATTGAGCTGGAACTTTTCTTATTTCTCTAGCTCTAGTTCTGTCGCCTTTTTCTACTTTTTTACCAATTTGCTCAGCTTGATCTTGATAGGCATAACCATAATGGCTAATCCAATATGGACTACCAATGCCTTTTCCACCACTTTGAGATATAGATGGAAGAACGACATTGTTTTCTCTAACAAAGTTCAATGTCTCTTTTAGATAAGATGGCATAGCTTCTGTCATGCCAGGATTATCATTACCTATGAAGTCTGTTGCGTAATAAGGAAAAATCATTCCCCTATATTTTGTCAGAATAGTTCCTGTATTATCGTTCTTCGCAAACTCCTCGAACTCTACTTTGAATTCTTTCATCTTGTTTCCAAGTCTAGAAGTTATTTCGGGAGGAATAGAACCGCCCTGTGGCAAGTTAGACTGCTGTCCTGCATTGAATTTCTTCCATTGAACTCTAGGCTGAGTGCCTGAAGCTCCACCATCACCACCCATGTCTTCAAACATAGGCATGTCTGCCTTCTTAGCAAGATTTCTCATTACCGATTTTATATTGGTGGATTTCATCAATTACCCCTTAACATGTTTTGATATATCTACATTTTGTAAGTTATTTTGAGTATAATTAGGAGTTCCCCTTGGCGTAGGTATTCCCCATTTTTCATTTGCATATCCAAGAGCAGCTTTCATTGTTTTGAAATATTCACCATAAGGGCTATAGCTATTTCCCTTACGTTCTGCCTCTGGTGGCAATCTTTTTACTCCTGAAAAGAAAGCTTTACCCATGCCCTTATGAAGGGTTGGACCAACAACAACATAATAATCTGAGTTAGTCGTGCTGTCATGACCTTCCCATCTAAAATATCCGCCTGGGCCTAATTCTTTTTCAAACTTCTTTTTCAGTCCGAGAGATTTTTCGTGGTAATGTTCATTCCACTGTATACCTCTCTCCTTGATAGGAGTTCTACCGCCTGTATGCTTAGCTATTTTTGAAAGATCAAACTCAATCATTGTCAATCCTCTTGAATTCCTGGTTTACTAATACTAACCGCATGCGGAGTCAATCTGTCCTCTACATAAGCCTGTACAAGTCTTATTGAATCAATTGATGATTTTTTATCCATTTTCCTTCTTAATTCAGCAGCCTCTACGATTGCTGAACCTAAAAGATCTTTTACCCCATCTGCATTTTCATTCAAAGATGTTTCGCTAATCCTTATAACAGTCCATCCTTGCTGAGCTAGCTTGGTATCTCTCTCTTTATCAGAACGAACATCTTCTGGACTTGTGTGCCACTTTTCTCCGTCTGCCTCTACGTTTAATCCTATTTGAGGGAAAGCAAAATCTAAAGAATAAGGTTGTTGACCGCCAGGAACTTGAACCTTATATTGAATATAAGGACTATATGGAGTATCTATCTCGTTCAATATTCTCAATGTTTTGGCTTCTGGTCTTGTTAGTTGAACTTGTTTTGAAACTACAGGCTCAACTTCTTCTTCTTTCGGGCCAGCTTTACCTCTCTTTGTGATTCTTTGAGGAGGAGCATTTCCTGCTGCCATAGGAGCGCCGCCAGGAGCGCCACCCATTCCGCCCGGAGCGCCACCCATTCCGCCACCCATCGGGTCGCCTCCAGGCATTCCGCCGCCCATTCCACCACCCATAGGGTCTCCGCCCATTGGGTCTCCACCAGGCATTCCTCCACCCATGCCGCCGCCCATTGGGTCGCCGCCAGGCATTCCGCCAGGCATTTGACCGCCCATTGGGTCTACCATAACCTGTTCTTCTCGAACTCGTTGAACTTCTTGATCGTAATCAAGGTCAAACATTTCTAAAAGAGTCTGATTTGATATAATGCCGTTTTGGTTTAGCTGTATAGCCTGCTGTATTCTATTGGAAGGGTCTCTAAGTCTTAGGTCATCCCATTTTATAGTTGGAGTTATATATACCGATTCTCCTGCTTCTTTTGACGCATCTTCATCTAAGAAGCCTTGCATTTTTGAAACAATAAGGAATATATTCTTTTCAACCCATTCTGCTAATTCATTTCTCCAAGATTCAAGACGACGAATAAGCATTTCCACACCAACCTGTGCTGAGGAATATGCTGCCATCTCTCCATTGAGAAGAGCTTGGTTTAGCATCATGCCGTCTAGAAGCTCTTTGCCAATTGTTTCTATTTCACTTGTTATGTTATGAATTTTACCTGTAGCTCCATACCATTCGTAATCAAAGGCATGGTGGGTAACGATGGTTAGGTTAGGGTCATTAGCCACCGCACCTAACTGTGATTGCACATCAGCTATATCATCTTCGCCTGCTGGACGATCTTTATCTCCAACTTTTACAACTCGAACAGGAAGAACAAGTCTTTCCGCAACAATCCAGTTTGCCGTCATTAGTTTTGTTTTATAAGCAAGAACTGTAAACAGTCTACGAAGTAATGATTCTCCGTATGTACCGTATGGCGCTCCACCATGCTTTATATGGCTTGTAACTCTATTTGATAATCTAATAGGCCTTGCAGCCAATACTTGTTCTTTTATTTCATCTGGGAGCCTATCGTATATAGATTTAGGCTGTTTCATCTGAACTATCTTCTTCAATTCATCATCTGGCATCAAAACTATCTCTGGTTCATCAGCCAAAGGAGTATTATAAACCTCAATCCAATCAGGATTCAAAATAATAATTCTACTAATAGTACCATCAGCATGAGTATGCTCTCCTGATGGAACATCAGTCTCTCCTCTTGAGTCTGGAGAATCAATATCTAAGAATACAAAAACATCCCCCAAGAGAAATCTCTCATGAGATATAAGTCGAAGCATTCTTAACAATTCTAGTTTATCAACAAGTCTCTCGAAATACTTCTGTATCTTCTTGCTCTTGCATTCCAATTTGAAACCATTTATAGGAAATTGCGAATAGAAATCAATGCCTGCTGCAACCTTTGGTTCATTTTCGTAATAAAACCTAGACCATTGATAGACTTCTTGCCTCTTACTAGCTATCTGCCAGTTTTGAGGAGTATGCAATGGTGAAAAGAACATTGGTTGTGTGAATAAAGTATTAGATCCTCCGCCAAGCTGCTGTGCAGTCTTAGAGAAGGGGACAGCAACAACACCACTTGCTGTATAACTTTTTCCCTGAATAGAATTTTTCTCAAGAGGTTGTTGCTGTCCTGTTTTTGCAGCAGCAGCTATCCTCTTAGTCTTCTTATCTGGCAAATTCATTTTTATAGGCTTGTTATTCTTATTAATCGCCATATTATTTCATCTCCTTAGATAATGCCAAGCGATATAGCGGAATTAGCCACCTGCTCGTCATGATCCTCTCCCTTTATATCGACAAATTCATCTGATGACAATTTGTTTTTGTTGTCAACTCTTTTCTTTCTTCTTTCAAAGCTTTCCTGAGTTGGACTTTTTACATCTCTATTAGTAGGAGGATTCACCATATATGTTCCAACTTGAGACATTTTTTGAGTAGGCTGTCTTGGTACGGTATACGGATTCTTCAAATCTGCTCCGCAATTTACACAGTTCAGTGCGTTTGCAGAATTTGTAGATGTGCAAATCGGACAAGTCTTTTGAAGAGCAGGTTTATTTCTCTTTTGAGCATGTCCTTGCGTTTCTCCGATATCAGGCATAACAAATGGGTCAGCTTCTGGCCTACCAGGTCCTTCTCCCATAAATTGAGCTATCTTTTGCATAGAATTCAAGGCAACCACGTCTCCGCCCTGAACCCCTTCTATTGCAACTCTTGCATATGGAACTCCACTTCTTACTCCCTCAAACCTTCTTATAACACCCTTCATGCCAGTAGGTCTTCCTCGATGAAGTATCTCTACCATATCTCCTTCGAAAAAATCAACGCCTGGTTGAGGGCCTGAATATTCTTCGGTCTTATGTTTTCCAATCATATTGATATCATAAGATACCCCAGAAGGATCTACCTCGGCGGGCATATCTTCTGGGGTATTGTTTCTTAGCTTAAGGCCGAAAAGAGCCTCTTTAGTTAGCCGTTCACTTTTTTTTTACAGCTCTGAGCTTCTTTCCAATTGAAAGGCTTGCTCGTATCATTAAAAACACGACCTCTAGAATCTTCCTTCGAACGAAGATCTTGTAGTCTAGCTTCTTGCGAAGCAAACTCTGCCACATAAGGCTTTCTCTTTTGTCCAGGCTTCAATTGTAGGTTATTAGATTCTGGAATAAACTTATCTACTTCAAATCTCTTTTGAATATATCCGCCTATCCAATCTCCATCTTTGTTTCTGTAAGGACGGCTGTATTTATCCATTACGTTGCCTCTCCATAAAGCTTCGTAATCAATACCGATAGCGTCTCCTGCTCGAAGACCCCATCCCTTATTTCTTTCATAGACATGCCAATCGTTTATAAGATATCCAGTAAATGGGTCTATCCTATTACCGACAGGACCATGCATTATTACATTCTCTACTGTCTTATGCTGAGCAACTTTGCTTAGATTGAAACCAGAAGAACTCTCTTTGGTCTGATTATTTGCAAGCTCGGAAGCCAAACGACGAAGGATTCCATTAGTCTCTGCTACTGTTTTCTCAACAACTGAGACTTCATTTTCTGAGGTATCTTTTTGTGGCATAACGTCAAAAATCCTTTTTGCTATAGATGCTCTTTCTTCTAGTTTGTCAGAATTTAGAGCTTCTGTGTAATTTGTTAATTCGCTAGCAACGACTTCTGCTGGCTCAATTGGGAAACCATTTTGATCTAAAATCTCAGACTCCCCCACTATTGTAATCAATTGGCTTCTTATATCAGAAGAGTCTACTCCTTGAGTAAACTGCTCTTCAAGCCAATGAAATAAATCTATATGATTGGTAAATCCCATTACCGTGTCCTCTTGGACTTCTTCTTGCACCATTGGATCCTGCATCATTGGATCTTCTTGCATCATTGGCTCTTGCATAAATTGCTCTTGAGCAAACCTTTCAAGACTAAACAAAGAACTAGCCATTGCAGGCAATTGCGCTGCGGCATCATTCATGACTTGACCAACTTCTTGCTGAGTATCTGTAACAAGAGAAACAGCTTGATCTGCATTTTGCAAAGCAGCCAATTGTCTTGCTCGAAATTCTTCTTGCTGATCAGGATCTAAGCCTTCTGGCATAACACCTAGATTTCCTGATATTAAATCGCTTACCGATTGTTCGGTGTCATGAAGCATATTTACAGCATTTGGAGGTAGCGCCATTTTATTAGTCTACTTTCTTGGAAGCCTTCAATATCTCAAACAATTTATCAGTTGAGTCTTGGTGGTGATTTCTATATTCGCTATCATGAGACTCTGCCATCTTATCGAATGCGCTAAGCCCTTGATCTCTAACCGTTGCGTTCTTTGAATAGCTTCTCCAAGAATCATCTTTTGATGCTTCTTTCTTAGTCATCTGTTCGCCTAGAGTAGGCTGAACTCTTTCAAAGTCTTCATTATCAAAAATACTTATAGTACCATTAGGAACCCAGCCCTTGTTATTAGCTTCTCTAGAAGATGAATCTATAGAGGATGCATTTCTTGCAAGATATGCTTCATCATCTTCTCCGAGTTTTACTGCTCCGCTATTTTTATAATCAGATTGACGTGTTGATCTCTGGTTCTGTATCGAGTCCTTTTCTGCCAATGTTCTTTCTTTATTAGTAACAGCTTCTGCTAGCTTATCTAAGAAATCTGGATTACAAATAGTATTCTTACCAGCAACTCCCATAGCGTTATTAGACGACAGGTCATTACTAATACTACCACAGCGAGCAGATCTTACGCTGCTCTTTCCTCTTACCATATCTATCTCATCAATAGAGTTATGAGATAGTTTAGGAGCAGCAGTTGCTCCCCCGACAGAGTGATCAAAGCTTGACTCCTTCTGTCTAGGTTGCTTCATTTCTGGCTGCCTATCTTCAATAGAGATATGCTTCTGATCAAGAGTATCAAAAATACTAAGATTATGCTCTTGTGATGTCTTTTGAATTCTTGCCATTAGTTTTTCCCCTTGAATTGCTTGAAAAGATTATCAAGCGTTTGATTGCTTGAATTTGCTGTGATAATTGAATTACTACTAGAGGCTGCACGAGACATATCGCTAGCCTTTTCTGGTTTCAATAGGTTATCAAATGATGTACCATATTGAGCATTTTGTGGTTCTTCTGCTTTGGTCTGAAATTTAACTCTGAAATTGTGGCCTTCTTTTGTTATCTTCTGAGAAAGATTATATTCTGCACCAATCCTTTGAGCTAAGTCTTTTGCATCATTGCGACTAACCTGTCTAGATTCAGTGTAAGATGGAATGAGGTAGAAACCAGAACTAGTTCCGTTATCTAAGTCTTCATCCCACTGAAAAAACGGATCAATTCCGTCTTTGGTTCTAAACATTTTCTCAGGAACTCCAAGCTCTGCAAGATTTTTCAAGACTGCTTTTTCAAGACTCTCTTCCAAATCAGTCAAAGGCTCTTCTTCCTCAGCAGCTTGATCCATAGGATCTCCACTGAGAGGATTTTCATTCAAACTCTCTTGAGGTTGACCGTCCATCTGCTGCTGAAGTCCCTCGAAGTCAAAAGCTGAGCCTTGACCTTGGTCCTGTTGTTCATTGTTATAAACAACTTCTTGGTCAACATCTGTTGCTCCAAGACCAGCAACTGGATCGACAGCCTGCTGCAATTTCATAAATTTACGGTTTCCACTTGGTACAATAGCCACTTTTTTCTCCGTGTTTTTATTATTTCTCTTGAGTCATAGCGTCTGAGTAAGCCTCAGGATAAACCATCTTCCAATAAGCCTTCAAACGGCTCTTTGCCTTTGGAGAAAGGTTTGCTATTTTCTCAAGCTTAGAGCCTGAGTTTGCTTCGCAAGATTCTCCGTCATCATCGGAATCAGAATCATCTGAATCGCAATCCTTGTCGTCAGAGTCTGAATCAGAATCATCTGAATCGCCCTTAGCTTTGAACTGATGATCTTTTAGTGCCTGTGGAAGTTCTCCAGCTTCTTTGATCTGAGTTTCAGTAGAAGCTTCAACGTCGGCAGTACCTTCGTCTTCTGCTTCTTGCTGAGGATCAAAATCGTCTGGGAAACGACCTGTATTTACCCCATCAAGGTCTTCGCCGTCGCCAGCTCCACTTGGAGTAGCTGTTCCTTCGCTAGCAACTTTTGTGTCGCTATCTGAACCAGCGCTCAAGCCATCAGGATCAACAGTTTTGCTTTCGCCATCGGCTTCCGCTTCACCATTTTGATCTTTAGGAGATGCTTCTCCGCTATGCTTGTCTGTTCTTACGCAGTCTTCGTCCGCATCATCGCACTCTGCGACAACTAGGTCTTCTACTGATGCTGTTTTGATAGTTGCCTCGTTTGAGTTAGCTATCTTCTGAATCAAATCACCGAAATTTGATTTATTTCCTACTGGAATTTTGTTACTGAAAAATTGCATTATTTGGACTCCTCTATTGTTGTGCCAAAAGCCTTAGATCTGTTATATGCGACATTATTCGCTATTTTACCTTTTTTTACTTCCCGATTTGAACCTGATTCAGGAGAAATGTAGCCAGTTCCCCTATTATTAGGAAGTTGCGCCCTACGTCTGGGCTTATTTTGTCCTGGGCCAAAAGTTGTCTGTGGTCCAAAGTTTTGGTTTGGAACTGAGACATTGCCATTGCCCGCATTAGGAGCTGTATTTGGATACATTTGTCCTTGAGCAGGCTGTCCCGGCATAGATATATTAGAAGGAACATTGCTTTGCTGAGCAGGATACATTTGCCCTTGAGCAGGTTGCCCTGGCATAGATATATTAGAAGGAACGCCACCCTGTTGAGGAGCTGCTTGTTGAGGAGCTGACTGCTGTCCCTGACCCATAAAATTAGAAGTGTTTTGCTGAGAAACGCCTTGTAAGACATTTACTACGTTTCTGTTTATATTTTTCAAAACAGAATCAACTTGCATTGTTTCTTGAGAAACCTGATTTAGGACTTGCTTAGCGGCTTCAAATTTCTGTATAGTCGCTGGATTCTGAGCTTGTGTAGTATTGAAGTAGTTCTGAGCATTAGAAACAGATTGATTTAGGCCTTCTATCATTCCTGACATTCTCTTAGCTCTAGATTCTATATCTTTGATGTAGCTAAAGTATTGAACATTCTCAACAGCTCCTTGCCCCATGTTTTTCAAAGCCCCGCCAAGACCTCTCCATAATTGAGATTCCTTAACAAAGCCTTCTGCGATATGAGCTACCTTTATTGCTTCTTGGGGATTCTTGTCAAACAATTCTGCTGAAAAATCAAACAGTCGAGTAGCTATCTTTATATCTTCTGAGTCATATGAATCTTGCAATTCATTGAGGGATTCAAAAACGGACTGTCCTGTAGACGCTCCCTTTTCTACTTTTTCGCTTATTAGTTTTGCTAATTTTTCGTCTATAATAGATTTCTGAGAAGCAATTTTTACGATGCCTTCTTCTGTTTCAGCGTACTTGTCCCATTTGCTACCGTCGTTATTTATTGAGGCCAAATATTCTGAATGGCATTCTCCCCAAACTTCTTGAGCTGCCTTGCCTGGGAAAGAAGCTCTCTTTTGCCTATAACAATTAGTCCAACATCTAGTGTTTCTAATCCAGTATCCTTGAGCGCCAACGTATTGAGCAACCTTTATATCAGAGAGGCTATCAGCGATAGAATCTAAACGAATAGATAGATCTTCAAAACCTGATTCATCTAGGTTCTGAGCTATTTTAATAAGATCTGTTACAGACTGTTCCATTTTATATCCTAAACTTTGGTTCAAACTTTTCATCTAGAAAAGAGAATGAATTTATATTTCCTACAATAAATGCCCTTATATCACCTATCGTCTTATCATAAGTTACCATAACCTGATTTCCAGTGGACTCTGAATGAAACATTCCATGAGGTTCCACGTCTCTTATGATATTATTTCCGCTCTTCGTCGTATAATCTATTCTCATAGGGCTTCCTTCGAAGCCGTTTTCCATTGTAGGTTTAGCCCATTCAGTCGCATCAAATGCGTTGTCAAACTGAGGAGCTTCCTCTATTGGTTCTTCTTCCATTGGCAATCCAACAGGAAGTTGTCCTCTGTCCTCTTCTGAAGGCTGTTGGACATCTTGCGTGAAGTCTTCTTGATTGTCTTCAAGAGCTGACCCAATATCTCCTGGGCTGAGCTTTGGCAACGAATCATATCTAGACTGTGCATCATCTACCCCAAAATCGCCTGTATTGTCCATATCTGGGACAAGCTGAGCGGTAATGGTTGTTATTTTTCTTCCTTTTCCAGCAGATACATTCCTTCTTTTTTTTGCAAACGATAAATAATGTCCGTCTGCATCTTCTTCGATTTCAATTTTATCGCCTATACCTATTTTGTTTTCCGAAAAATAACCAACATTTGCTTCAACGGCATATACACAAGGAACTGAACTTCTAACAGCTTTCCGTGAAAAAGCAGAAATACTGCCCATCTCCCTAATATTGCCATCAATATCAGCAAAAGCTATATCAAGTGGAATCAAAGTATTCTCTCCCCAAAAACTTAGAATACGCTGATGAGCGAAAACAAATAACATTCCCTTGTCTTCTGGAAGCTTATTAACAAACATAAGACCTCTTGCTTGCTTCGAAGGAGTATCAGCTATTGTTATTCTTAGTTTTGGAAAATATGTTGTCATTATTTATTTTCTATTTTTTCTAACTTTTTATAATAATTGCAGTCTTCAGTTAAATGATCCATAGCTATCTCTCTAGCTATCTTTCTGTCGGTTGTATGCTCCATCTCAATTGATATGCCTTTTTCTAACTGTATTTTATCAAAGTCTTTTGGAGTTTTTCCTTTTGCAAGACCGCCATCAATTCTTTCTTTATAAGATTCTGATTTTATTATTTTCATATGCCTATAGTTCCCTATGCCTGAAAAGATTCCTATCTAACAAGTATTCAATCTGGCTTGAAATATGAGACGGGACATCAATAGCTATACCCTTGCTATCTGTTTCTTCCCTATTCAACTCGACTCCCAATCTAGAAGCCACATTCTTTACCCAATTCTCTATCTCTTTTTTATTATTTGCTAAATTGAATGAAACCTCGTATACAGGTTCTTTCATTACCCACTTCTTTTCTTCCTTATCCCATTCAACGTCTGGTATTGATTTTTTCCACTCCTTATGCCATCTCATACGAAGCTGGTCTCCGTAAACAGTATACATAACTTTGTATTCATGATCATACCAATAAAGTTTTTTCAGCATCTTTTTCTTGCCTCTAACTTTTTTGTTCTCATATTCTACTAAGTAGGTTTTTAGTTTCTGATTCTCTGATACCATGTATCTCTCGATATATTATTCTGAATAGATGCAACTTTTACTATACCATTTTGACTTGCTGACTTCTCAAAGATAGATGTCTCTTCATTCAAAATGATTTTCTGTATAGCGTTAGCTCCCTTATTCGTTACTTTTATATTCTTATTATGCACTTCAACAAGGCCAGAAGATTCTAATTGCATAACAACTGCATCATCCATCCCTATTGGCTTTTGAAACTTTCTGGAGTTTATCTGATTTTCAGCATCTGACCATAAGCTATAAAGAGATCTCTCTACAGAACTTGGGCCATTCTTCTTATTCCTTATGAACTGCAATTCAGGAATTGAGTCTAGTAAGAAATCAAAAAGAGATGTTTGTGCTGATTTTTCTAAATTGCTATCATTCATTAGGAACTCCATAAAGTATTTCTATGTGGATAAGGATTTGAATCTTTGTCATCAAATTTATACGGCTCATTGCGAATCTCTCTCCAATAAGTACCTTCGTTGGGCCAAAGATCTTTATAACCTTCAAAACCTTGACGATATCTTCTTTGATTTCTACGGTCCATCGCTCTACCAGCAGTTTCTCCAGCAACCTGATCCCATTTGAAAACTCTTTCCTGCATAGGAACATCAGTTCTGGACCAAGGACCTGCCACGCCAGTAGCTTCAGTCTGTAACGACTCGCTCAGTTTAGTTATTAACGCAATTGTATATAAATCTCTTCTTATAAGATGGTTCAACCATTCTATACTAAGAGCGTAGTCTATTACATTAGACATAGATATAGACGAAAAGGACTCAATATCTTTATCCAATGAAACTTTTATTGCTTTCACAACATTACACTTATCAAGCTCATCAAAACAACATGAGAGAGTATATAGGTCATGTAGAGATGATACAAATAATTTCCTAATAGAATCAGTTGGAGAGGAGTTTGTCGCATCAGAAGTTAGTTCCATAGCTACTTCATGCCACATTGTCCAAAGCAATCTTTTTCTCTTCTTTGTAGTGCTTCTTATATTTTCAAAAAGTTCTTCACGAGAAAAAGACTTGCCCGACATATGATATTTACCATCTGCCACAGACACGCCCAATACTCTTAGTTCTTTTAGAATAATATTATGCAATATTAACTCACTTCTCCATTATTATCTACAAAGTTCAAATCTTTGGCTGTAGGATTATCTACGAAGTTCAAATCTGCACCGTCTTCTTCGAATAAGTCAGTAGTCTCTTTGATTACTTCTTCTTTAGTATCATCAGCCCATGTTGTATCAGGCTTCCTTACTCTTCTAATTTTCATTGGTTCAGCATCTTCTCTTGGATCGTGGACATATGAACCTTCTGGGTTTTCTACTTCCTCTTCTTCCGGTAACTTTGTCTCAGGACCCTGATCTGCTTTTACGGATGTTTCTTCTTCAACCAACGAATCTTCTTCAGCTACTGCTGCTTCTTTTTTCTTCTTTGCAGGAGTCTTTTTCGATGATTTCTTTTTCTTTGGAGCAATCATTTCTTTGGCATTTACTTCTTCGATTCTTTCTTTTTGCTCAGCAAGCCAAATCTCTTGATCATCAGTGACTTGATCGGAAACAAAGAAGACAGAACCTGAAGGAACGCTCATATCTATACATCTAAAAGATATTGCATTCTTGTGTATATTCTTGTAATATTTCCCTTTTAGCTTTACTTTGGTTTCACCCTCAATAACTTCTAAAAATCCTGCTCTTATTGCGGCTTGTGTAGCTGAGGCGCTGTATTGGTCTTGAGACATAGGAATCTTCGACCCCTTTCTAAATGTCTTGCCCAATTCTTTTACGAATAATTCGCCTTTTACTTTTTCAGAAACTCTTAACTGCATGTTTTATCTCCTTTGTAATCTTCTAACACGTCTAAGTGGTGTATCGTCATTATTCAACGATTTGTTGAACGGGTTCTTCTTTGGCATTTCTGTTATTGTTGGTTTTCTATCCAATTCACCGCCAGGGCCAAGCTTTCTCTCAACGGTTCTCTCAATACTCATAGGAGAATCGCTTGGCTCCCTATTAGTTCCCTCGTGACCTGCTGTGCCATAGTCCGTTTGAGTACCTTCATTATATTGAGACCCTGATCCGTTTCCGAATGGCTGATCTGGTTCTGTATCAGAAGGCAATTTATTCTTTGCATCCTGAGAGTCTTCTCTGCCATCTGGATTATACCTTGAATAGTCGTCTGGCTCCGGAGAGCCATCTCTTGTTCGAGAGCCACCAGAAGGAGCAGCAATATCGCCAGGTTCTCCAGGCATACCTTCACTCATCATCGTGGTATGTTTGTAGCCTTTTCCATCATTAGGTAATCGAGTTGTATCATAAACATCTCTTTCTCTAAAAAACGGACGAGTAAAAACCTCTGAAGGTTCTTCTCCTCGACGAGAATATTTATATCTTTTCAAATTGAATGACATTATTCGCTTTCTGATATATCTTGTATGCTTGACAATATTCCGACCTTAACAGAAGACAGAGCGATAAGGTCTTCTCCCTCTTCTTCTGTTAGTTCTCTTTTTTCTGAAGCAGATTTGTAAAATATACCAAAAATAGCTTCATCTAATTCCTGTATAGAAGCTGTCTTGACATTATCGCTAGAAGCAAGAACTCCCTTGAATCTTCCTGTTTGGTTATTCAATTGGCTTCCCTCTGCTGGGTCTGAAGCGATAACCTTATGAGCATCTCCCTCTAGCTGAACCCCAACAAAGTCATCCCAGAACTTAGTGTCTTCTTTGTCAGAAGAAGAGTATGCCTCTTCTTTTCTTTGGAAATTAGCTTCAGCCATCGCATCCATTGGTTTCATAATATGATCATCAACAAGTTCATCCCTATGAGTTTGATAACTATCTCTCTCAGTAAGCTGCCCTTCAGTAAGCTGCTCGGCTTGCTTCAGAGTTTCATGAACCTTTGACATTTGAGTTTCAGCAGGAATATCTAATTCAGATCCCTGCCCTTCACCTCTAGAGTCTTCTATGATCTTCTCATGTATTTGAGACCCATCATTGGATTCAATGTCGGACCTTTGATCTTCTAGTTGCTTATCATGTATTTTTTCTTGTGCTGTTTTTTCTGTTTTCAAGTTAAAGCCTGACATATTCTCTCCTTAGTTTGGACGATTGAAGGGATGCGCCCCTGAACGATTCGCCATATCTTTTGCTACCTTACTGCCAGAGCCTGTTCCATACGGAGTACCCTGCATTGAACGCCATGTTATTGCCCCAGATTGAGGAGACACAGGCATATCTACAAGTTTTCCTAAAGGTAATCCTCTAGTTGTTTTTTGACTAATGTTATAGCAAGCCCCCGCCAAAGCATCAATAATATCGTCCGTATTACAATCAGAATCTATTTTTGGCATAACTTTGTAGGAATTACCCATCCATCTTCTTTGAAGATTTATCATTTCATTTTCTAATAATTTATATCTAGGAATTAGCAGCCTATTACTAATAATAAGCTGATACATATTGTCATATATTTCCTGTTTATACTGCCTAGTAAAGGGTGTTTGCTTGGCAGGTATGCCTTGCTTCCTTAGTTTATATATACTCTCTTTACTATTCCAAAGGTCATAAGTAACTTCTCCTAAATGAAATCTCTTATTCATTTCAATAACATAATTATCAACTTCTTCTACTGGAATAACTCTTTCTCCCATTGGAGTCCAGTGGGCAATATGATCTGCAACAACCCTAAAGTCCATACGCTGAGTCTCTTCATTGAAGAAAGATTCTTGATGGACAATAGCTAATGCATAATTATGACTTGATGTCGCAGGGTCTAAGTGGGCAAAATAAGTATACCCTGGCTGCCCATGATTTACAATTTTTAGATGATGTCTCTTGAAACAATCTTCTATTTTATCTCTAGGGAAGAATGCTTCGCCTGCTGTTCCAAAGAACTCAGCGCCATACTCCATACCAAACTTGGAATCCGACATTTCTGGAGATTCAGCAAGTAATAGTGATTTCGGCAAATGAGGATTAATGACCCATGTTGGAGCCTTCATCATAAATCTATGGTCCACATTATGCGACTTACTATATAGATCATAGAATATACCCTCTTTACCACGAGGAGTTGAGATACAGATAACTCTACCGTCCATAACAGATTTTGTTTCTTCTGTCCCATCTGCAAGTAAAACCTTATCCCCTTTATCATCTAATATGAATTCTTTTCTTACGTAAGTTTTTGTTGCAGGAGTAAGGTTGTGATATAGCTGGTCTCCTGAAGAAGATCCTGCTGTATTTTTGTAGATACCAATTTCGTCAAAGATGATAGCGAAACAAGAAAGACCAACAAGCGAGCTAGAGTTGGAATGACCTGCTACTATCTGTACAGAACCTGGTTGTGTGGGAAGGCCCTTCTCAACGTTTCTTTTATTAGCTTCTTTATCAGAAGGAGTAAGAAGATAGATTCTGTCATCAGTTATCTTACCTACTTTGTCATCAAAGTATGGAGACATTTGAATTTTCTGTCTCATTTCTCTAAATAAAATCTTAGCCTGAGCAGACGAGTTCGCTATTGTAAGAATAGTCATCGGAGCCGCTTGGCCTAAGTTATATGTTGCATAAGGATTTCCGCCTGGAGTCTCTAACAATCTCATAGCCTCATAAAGAGCAACAATAGAAACAATAAAGTCTTTTCCGCTACGACGACCCCAAACGAGAACAAGTTCTCTGAATACTTCGTCATTATCCCATTTTTCTAAAAGATCTCCAGCAGATTCATCGTCAAGGCCGCTGTCCTTTATCATTTGTATTTCTTCTGTCGTCAACTTCAAATCTTTGTTGCCATCAGAGTTTCTATAAAAACATTTCAACATTATTTGCTGAAAGGGATATAAAGTAATAGGGTTGGGATAGTGAGCAAAACCTAACCATTTTTCTTCTTCAACAAACTCCAAAATGCTTGGCAGCTTGATTCCAAATTTTCTTTTTACATTATCAGCCTTTATATCATTTTTTATTTGACGCAAAGATTCTGATAGGTTTGTATTTTTCTTAGCCATACTAGTTCTTTCTTTTAGATTGCATAATCTTGCCCAACGGTCCATGCGATCCATGTAGTCCCCTGATCAACAGTAAACATTCTAAAAATGTCTGCCCGACCACTGGCGGAAGATAATGTAGGAGCTACTGCTCCAGGCCACTTAACAGAAGTAGGCCAAGTTATTGTAAAAGGACCGCTGCCTTGAACTGAGATTATTGTTAATTCATAATGATCGTTTGTTGCTGGAGCATTCAAAAGCGATATAGCTGATATATTATCAGTAAGAGTTATCTTGACAGAAGAAGCAAGAGATAAATCTATCTCAGTAGGGTTTGCCGTTGCATCACCTACACTTCCCTTATCTAAATGTTTTGTTTTATGATCTTGAAGAATAACGTTTTCCCAAACGCCATCGCCAGCATCTCCATAAACTTGAGTGGTAGATATATTGACAGTAGTTGCGACACCACCACCTGCATATATATTTTTTGGCGTACCATCAAGGCCTGCTCCATTATTATTAATATGCAATAAGTCTTTATATGTATTCGCTGGTGTTTCTGCTGATATATCTGAAGCCATTTATTTCCCCTTCAAAGGTTTTCCCAACCTATTCTTTGCCATGACAAATCTATTTCGTTCCACTGAACATCATCTAAGTCTTTCCACCTTGCTGCTTTTGCTCCAACTTCTGTAATTGGATACCCAAGAAAGCCTGATATATCAGCAAACGTTTGAGGAACCTGTATATATTGATCTATAAGAAATTCATTTATAGTCGTATATCCAAATTCTTCTCCGTAATGCTTCAAAACATGATCTTGTAGATTTCTAACAAATTTCTGCATTGGTCTAGATAGATTGAAATGCTTTAGAGCTATATAATTATATGTTCCATCTATAGTATTTAGTAAGTTTCTTCTAAACCTATTATATTGATTTATATCTGAACCAAGAAGCTCATTCCTCATGCAAATAAGATTACTCAAAGCATCTGATCCCAAATCTTGAGACTCAGCAAGGGTTTCTGTAACCAATCTATAGTTGTATGTTCCTATCATCTGTAAATAATCTGTCTGAAGGTCCTATATGGATAATTTGTTAGCTGATCTTTCTGTCTTACTCGAAAATAATAGAATAATCCTCTTTCCAGCTCTTCTCCCTCTTCATTGGTATATCTTATTTTTTTGCCTTCAAAGTTGGATGTGACCCCATTTGTACTCATTTGTTCGTATACATCATCTTCATTCTGTCTTTGCCAGTTATTTACAGATGATATAGTTTGCTTGCTTATAACTATATTATCGGCATCAAAGTCTTCTGTTGTTGATATATCTAGTTCAAACTGGTAGAAGGCAAAATTCTCTTCGTCAGGGTGTTCTAGAACAAATTCAAATTCCCATGATCCTTCTTCTCTTAGATGTATTTCATTTATTGAATTTTTCAATACATTATTCTGAGATGCATCGAGAACTATTTCGCTCATCTTCTTACCAGTTTCATCTAAATAATCATTCAAAAATGGGTAATGAGCTGGAAATGAGGTAGCATTTCTCTCAACCGCTAGACTGATATATGCTTTAACAAGATGATTGTAGTCATTTCTCCAATCTGGATCTTCATAAACCTTACCTAGGCGATTAGCTGATTGAGCAAGATCTAATATAACATCAGTATCTGTCCCTGATAAAATATCATCTCTCATTTGCTTCAATATATTGCTTTTTCTAAAATTGGAGGCTATTGCTCTTGCGAAACAATCTCCTATCAACTCCCATGCATCGTCTTCCTGTGTAAGGTTGCTTTCATTCGATAGCAATGGGAATACAAATCTAAGAAGAGGATCTCCGAAACAAGCCATTGAGGTATTTAGTTTTGGTTGAGAGAATAAGAATGCTTCTCCAAGGCTAGCTCCTCTAAATAATGCATTGAAGAATGGGAATGGCCTAAGAAATATATCAACCCCTTCGTCAGACATAGCTCCTGCTGTCGCAACATACCCGCTTCTTATTGCTAATAAAGGCCAACTCCTTGAGTCTATATCTCTAATTGTTTCTGCCCCTGAAAAATCTGCATTATAGAAAAATCCCCTCAAGCTTGTGCTTGTTTTGAAAAACGAAAGAGTGCTTTCGTCTGCTCCCCATTGCCATACGAAAGAGTCATCTTCAACTTTTGGCAAAATTGGATCAATATATGGGTCTATTCTAACAGTCTCCTCTATATTCAGCCCAAGAGACTGAGCTAGTCCATTCAAGAAGGAAACAAGTTCGGTTTCATAATCCTCTGAACCTGCTCTAAATATTGCAGCATATGGGTCATAGAAAAAACTACCAGAAACAGATTGCTGTTGAACGGCTATCTCGTTATTCTGGAACCATTCACGAGTTATCGCTCCTGTGGGAGAATCAAACCTACTACAGATAAGAGCCTTGTCTATAAAAGCTTCATCGTATCTTGCGAAAATCTTTGGATCATAAAGTGGGTTGAGAACACCTTTTTCTTCTGAATCAAAGGCAAAATTTATTCTAGACAAACGAGCGGTTGAAGAGACTATTGTTGTATTATCATAGAATCCGCCAGGAACTCTGGGCATAAGAACAATAGCATATATTATTCTATCTGACAATGCAGAAGAAGACCCATAGATTTCTTCCAAAATCGGGTCTTCAACTTCTGTTTGAAATTCAGCGTAAGATGACAGTATTTCTACAGACGAACAGGGTATAGCGATAACTTGCTCATCATCTAAATCATGAAGAGTTTTATAACTGTTTGCGAATTCTTCGCTTTCGCTATCGAATTCCCTGTATACAACAACTACGTTTTGTGTTGATAAATCCGCCATATGTAGTTATATTAATTGCCTGTAGAACCGAATCCTCCTTCTCCCCGTTCCGTTTCTACCAATTCTTCTACTTCAATAAAATTAGCATTTATTGTTTTTCGAACAACCAATTGAGCAACTCTATCGCCTTTTGAATATGCCACTGGATGAGCCATAACCGGAGAAGCTGACTTGAATCTTACTACAACCTCTCCCCTATAGCCTTCGTCTATCAAGCCAATACTGTTTGCCAAAAACACATTAGTTTTTGTCACGCTTGACCTTGGAAATAGTTCTGTATGGTATCCTGGGTCAGGCTGAATGGCTATTCCTGTTCTATACTGAATATATAAAACATTACCAAATTCGTCTTTCTTTACTGTCCCATCGTCAATCGCTACTATGTCCCATCCTGCATCTGTTCCATTTGCTCTAATCGGGATTACTGCTTCTTTATCCAATTTCTTAACTTGTATATTCATTTTTGGTTCTTCTTTCTTTTATTAGTTACAAAAACTTGTTCCATCTTCTAAGCATTTTACGCAACCTTCAGAGAATACATAAGTCTTCCCATCGTCGCCAAAGCCGCTTGCTGTTGTTCCGTCTGTTATGAATCTCTTCAATATTCGAGAGACAACCTTGCCAAACCCCTGCATGTCGCCTGGGACGCTCTGTAGAGTCAGCACAGCGTATCTAACGTCAACTCCATGTCTCAGTGACAGCGATAGCAATCTAGTAATAGAAGCTTCTCCGTCCGTTATATGCTCCCCTAGGTTTTCTACTACATCTCCATTATCCATGTGAGCCCTGTAGTGTCCTCTCTTGACTTTCTCTATAACGCATTCTTTTGTCTTTGCCGCAATAAAGCCGTTATGTCCAGCAAATACCTCATAAGGCAGACCATCGAGCATTCCAACAATAACAAAATAAGGGTCTCCATTGTAAACAGTATGGAAAACCTTTGCTTCCAGTTTCTTTGGACGCTTTGGAGCATTGTTGAACATAATTTCTTGCTTCTTCTCTGTCTCTTTCTTAATAAGAACTCCTGTACGAGAGCCATCTCTGTATACGGTAATTCCTTTGCAACCATGCTTCCATGCCGCAAGATAAATGTCTTTTACATCATCTACTGTTGCGGTTTCTGGAAGGTTTACTGTACTAGATATAGAGTGATCTACATGTTGTTGAGCGGTAGCTTGTATCCTTACTCGCTTCTTCCAATCTAATTCTGGCGCACAAGACCCCGACCAAGGAGATTTCTTTATATCTGTTTCGCCTGTAATCTGCATCCAAGTCTTAAGCTTTGGCTTCATTACTTCAAACTCCATCCAGTGATCACCATTGTCATCAACAAAGTCTGATCTAAAGTTCTTATCTCCTGGATTGCCTTTCACTCTTCTGGTATATGTATCAATAGAGTATTCAGGTTCTATGCCGCCTGATGTCTGTGTCATCATAGACACAGTGCCTGTTGGAGCAGTTGTCATTAGAGCTATATTTCTACGGCCATACTTCTTCATGTCCTTATATAGTCTTGGATCTTCTTTCTTTATCCTAAGAAGGTATGGGTTTTTCTTTTCCCTCTTGAAGTCCCATATAGAGAAAGCTCCAAGTTCTTTAGCCATATCAACAGAAGACCTATAGGTATTCAATTTGAGAGTTTTATAAATTTCTCCAGTCATTGCTATTCCATTGTTGGAATCATACTTTATTCCACAGGCAGCGATAGCATCTCCAAGAGCAGTAATTCCTGTTCCTGTTCTTCTTCCTGATTTACATGTTTTATAAATCTTTTTCCATAGATTCATTTCTACAGATTTGATATTCTCATCTTCCGGATCTTTTATTATCTTGCCTATGATTCTATTAATCATCTCAAGCTCAAGGTCTACCATGTTGTCCATAAATCTCTGAGTTATTTGAGCATGCTCTCCATATAGCTTATAATCAAAATAAGCACCCTTAGTAAATGGATCAACAACATATGAATATAAGTTCTGAACAATAAGTCTACAAGAGTCGTAGGCGCTAAGAGGAACTTCTCCACAAGGATTGCTTGAAATAGTCTCATATCCTAAATCTGCATAGCAATCAGCAGGAGATTCTCTTATGATATTATCCCAGAAGAAGATCCCTGGCTCAGCCATTTTCCATGCATTTTCACAGATAGCGTCCCATACATCACTTGCAGGAAGCCTGCTGGTTATTTCTGGCTTCTTTGAGTCCACTGGAAATCTAAGTTCGTAATCTTTTTTGCTATCTACAGCCGTTAGGAATTCATCAGTAAGTTTCACTGAGATATTAGCTCCTGTTAATTTAACAAGATCATTTTTGACTGTAATGAATTCCATAATATCTGGATGATGAACGCTAGTAGATTCCATCAATGCGCCTCGACGACCTGACTGTCCTATCTCTCTTGTTGTATTAGAAAAACGCTCTGCAAAAGATATGGAACCAGTAGATGTCTTTGCTGCATTATGAGTGATTGTATCTTTTGGTCTCAATGACTCAATACTAACACCACAACCGCCTCGTCTTTTGAATATTTGAGCTAATTCTTGATCTGAGTGCATAATGCCAGAGATACTATCCGCGGGAGAATCTATAACAAAACAATTTGACAAAGTTATATATGTATAAGGATTCCCAATTCCATACATAGGAGAACCTTGCGGAACTATGTATCTAAATTTATCCATGAGACCAAATATCTCTTCATAGGTCATTGATGATTTGAACTTTTTTCTTTCTATGCGAAAAAATTCCCAAGCCAATCTGTGATGCATGTCTTCTGGAGTCTTTTCCACAAACATACCGTTTGGCTTTCTTAGAGCATATTTATCAATAAATTTCTTTCCTGCTAAGTCATCTCCCTCAAAATATTCGATTGATGCTTCAACGCATTCATCATATTCGTATTCTGGCAATGAATCATAAAAATTTCTAAGGGCTACAAAATAAGCTTCTCCTGTTAGCTTAATAATATTCATGGGATGTCTAGGAATCATCTACTCTCTCCTGGTTTCTGCATATATGCTTTGCTGATAAATAGTTATGTAATATCCATTAAAAAAGCGTCACAGAGAAATCTCTGCGACGTTATATTTGTTTTATAAAAATTGCTTCTTCTAACATTTGGCTGCTTCTCTAAAAACGATCACTTTAATGAACATAGTCGTACAACTATATTCGACCATTTAGAGAGCAAACCTTCTCGCCTTCACCAAAAGATTTGAATACTTATTCGGGATAATATATAAAATCAAGACTGACTAGGTATTGTCTTTTTCTTCTTTTATTTTCGATACATATGTTTCAAAAAGGAAGTTGGCATATTCTGTCAAATGATTGCCGTCACTATGCGTTGCCCTAATGTTGTCAAACACTGTGGCAAAGGTTGTATCAAGCTTCATACTTGCGGCTCCTGCCCCTTTTCTTCCACCGGCATTCTTCTTCCCAAATACCTTAGTCATGAAGTCTCTAGTATTAATTGCCAATACACTACTTCTAAAACTTGCTACCAAGAATTTATTGCCGCCGATACCTTCATCAACAATGGCCATAATGACAACTGTATCTAGAGATTCAACAGCTAATATTTCTTCACACAAATCAGCCAATAGAGATCGTTGCTGCGGACTAATCAATCCAACATTGGCCACAGCCAGGTTATTCACTATCTCCAAAGTCGAATAAGTTCTTCTTCTAAGGTCCACAAGAGCTAATGGCTTCGGATAATTAAGTATCTGAAGATATTTTTCTAAATCTATTTGAGACTTTAGTTCGTCATAAGCCTCTATATCTTCCTCTGTTGTTCCTTCAGCCTTTAGGTCTGCGGTGTCTGTATTTATTCCCAAATACATAGCGGTTGCTAAAGTCTTGGTAATAGGAACTTCCATTTGCTTCAATACTTTGTATAAAATAGTAGAACATGAACCTAGAAGCTCGTGAATATAAGAGCATGTTAAATCTGCATTCATATCGTGGTGATCAACAACAAGATCTGGTTGTCTATTTTTATCTACAAACTTTGAAATATAACTACAGTTTTCTTTTCCGAAATTTGAAGTATCCACTAGAACTATCTTGCTGTTTTCTATTTTATCTTTTATAGAAGCGACTATCTCTTCGTCTTCTTCATCCAGTCTTTGTGTTGCAATATTCAAAACATTTATCATAACCCTATTTTGGGTATGAGATATCTCTCCACCATAATACACAGTAGACGATAGTCCAAAATGCTTAGCAACAGATTCAATTGCCATAGCACTTGCTAGACAGTCAGGATCTGGTTGATTATGGCAAATAATTGCGATATGACTATCGCTGTCTTTTATGTCTTGAAAATATTCTACGTATTCTTTATTTGATTTTGTCATAAGTAAATTACCTTATAGAAACGCTGTTTTCCGAATCTATTCTACCACAAAATAGTTTCACTCTTAACTGTAAAGTAAAGATTGCCACTGTCCTTTTGCTTTGGGTGAAGGATTGAGATCCTGTATAACCTGTTCGAGAGATTGCTGAGGCCATCTCTTATTTTGAGAGCAATTTATAACCTGATTTGGACATGAGTTTTTTATAAAGTCATATGCCCTTGTAAAATTTCGTAAAGTATGAGATCTGTGCTGTGTATTTTTACCATAAAAATCTGTTTTTCCATTTATGTATTCGCCATCGCAGCCAAGAAGAACAATACTCCCGCATCCCATAGCAACAGCCATCTGGCAAGCAATAGCAGCAGAACAACCATGTCCCTGTAAAACACTAGGGTTTTTACCAAAAGCGTACTGTCCACTCTTTACTCTAAAATTTGTATATCTTCTTTCTTGGTCGCATTGCTCTCTACATACTTTTACACAACCGAGTTGATCCACTCTTTCTCTCCCACCATCAAGGTAGAGTCCCTTGTCTTGCCAAAAAAGAATAGTCGGTTCAAATAACATGTATATTCGATTAATCCCTATAGTAAAATAGTCTTCCAGAACAGATAGATCCTCATTGCCTATAGAGGGAGAATTACCCAATATAAACACAGGCTCACCGTCTAAAATATTCTTCCATTTCTCTATTGGGAAACGGGTATTTTTTCTTAGCATGATAATCGTCCTGCCCAATAGCCTCTATTCTGAGCATTGGCTGGACCCAATCTTTGAATGACAGATTCCAGACTTTGATAGTCAAATATTTCATTATCTTTAGAACAGTTTATAATTTCTCTATCTGTTACATTGTTCTTTATCCATTTTAGACCCTTTTCGCAATTGCTAAGCGTATGAGGTTTATGGTGCCTGTTCTTTCCGTAGAAATCCGTAGAGTTACCCCTGACCTTACAATCCATACCCAATAGAACAATAGGATTACACCCGAGAGCGTGAGCGAACTGAAAAGCTAGAGGACCTGTTGTTCCAAATCCATGAAGAATACTAGGATTCTCAGGAATCTTAAATGCTCCTGGTTTTATTTTATAATGAAAAAAGCGGCTCATAGGGTCCGCTATATCTCGTGATACTTTTATTGAATTCAATTTGAGTATCTTCTTTTTTTCAGTAAACCATAATTCTATATCTTGCCAAAAAAGAACAGTAGGATCTATTTTATAGAAGGCTCTATTTATGCCTATGGTAAAATATGGTTCAAGCAGACTAACGTTCTCGTCATTCAAAGACGGAGAATTGCCAAGGATAAAGGCGGGCATATCGTTCATTTTGCCCGCCCATTCCTTGACAGAATTCCGTGTTCTCACAGAAGAATACCTAATGTGTCTTTTTATCCCCATTCAGCTATTCTTTTCCTGTGGGATATCTATGCCCCAATTACTTGGTAGAAATTTTCTCCAAGACTCTGGGTATCCTTTTCCGATATTCATTACAGAAAATTTAGAATAAACAGGAGACCATTCTGGCTTCACTGGCTTCTTCATAAGAACAAGACCAGCCTGCTTAGGCGTTCTGTTTGCTTTCTTCGCATTGACTTCAAGACTGGAGATAACCAAGTTCTCCCAAGTATTTCCACCGTTTTGGTGCTTAGGGATAACGTGGTCAATTGTTGCGCTCTTGTCTGTAACAATTCTACCAGTGTATTGACAACGATATCCATCTCGGATAAGAAGGTTCTTACGAGATAGCTTGACTATCTTTTTAGGAGTCTTGCTGTAGTTCTTTAGAACGATAACTTCAGGGACTCTTAGCTTATTGCTTTTTGTCATACTAATAAAAGCATTCCCTATATGAGGCAATTCCATCCAAGAAGAAAAATCATGTAGACAATAAGTTTCTGGGTCCAAGAAGCTAGCACCTTCTGAAACTACTTCACAAATCGTTTCACGGACTGAAGATATTTCGATTGGCTGCCATGCACTATTCAAAACAAGAACAGGTTTGCTTAGAAAGCATTCATGTCTCGCTGATTGCGCTGTTGTCTCTTTTGTAACTTGTGTCTGTAATGTTTTCATGATTTTCGTTTCCTTCTATCTTGTCATCTTGACCTGTTGCCTTTTTGAAATGATTTATAAAATCTTGATTTCTATCTATGATAAGGATGTCAATCTTATCTGTATAGTTCATTAGCTCTGTTGCCATACGATGAGCAACAGCCTCTTTATCTAATCCACCTATCCCTGTTCCTAAACCTGGAAAGGCTATACTTTTCTTACCTTCAGAAATGGCTCTTTTAATGCATTGATGTACTGAATCAATAACATACTCCATTTTTGTAGGTCCTCCAGGATATTTCATAGTAACTGCATGGTATACCTCTTGTATGTCTCTCCTTTTTAATAAACCAGCATCGCCATTCGAATAACAGTTGCCTGGTTCAAAGGGTCCGTTGTCTTTACAATACTGCCTCAGGTTGCTACTCCAAAGGTCTCCCGCCGAACGAGAAATTGCGCCAGCTACGCCTGCTCCCATGACCCCAATGCCATTGGCCGCATTCACTATTATATCGACTTCACGCAGTTTAGTGATGTCACCTGTTTGTATTTTCATCATTATTTCCTCAAATGTTGAGCATTCTCTGTAAATCGGCTGCATATTCTGGGTTTCTGGTAATCTTTCTGTTCAATCTATTGATGATGTCAGCATGCATCTGACTTATCCTTGACTCACAAAAACTAGTTTCTTTTGATATTTCCTTCATAGTCAAATCTTCATAGTAATGCATATGTATGATTTTTCTTTCTAAAGGAGTAAAGTTTTTACCCAGTAGTTTTTTGTACATCTCTTCTCTAAGTATAGATTCTAAAGGTTCTTTATCATCTGATACTGCAATGTTTGAAACAGAATCATATTCCTCATTCTGGTCATCTTTCGATTTGGAATTCATAGAGACAAGGCTTGATGGAGTTGAATCTTTCTTTATCTTGCTGAATTCTTCTATCGTTATACCCATTCTATCCGCCATCTCGCCATCAGACAAGGCCCGTCCTGCTTCTGATTCGAATTTCATTCTCTCTTTATTTAGTTTTGAATGTTTTCTTCTAACGAGTCTTGGAACCCAGTCTGCTTTCCTTATATTGTCAAGCATTGATCCTCTTATTCGATACATTGCATATGTTTTGAACTTTATGCCCAGGTTTCTATCAAACTTCTCTATAGCTTGTATAAGACCTTCTGTACCAAAAGAAGCGAGTTCGTCATCAGTTATGTCTCTAAGCTTGATAGCCATACTCTCCGCTATCTTAGTGACAAACGGATAATACTCAACCATCAGCTCATTTCTTATTGATATATACTCTGGATCGCTTTTTGAGTGAGTTTTCTTTTTCTCATCAAATGCGTCCCAAAGTTTCTCCAATTTCTCTAAATCCAGATCTATAATTTTCGACATCTTTTGCTCCTGCGATAATTTCACTACTATAAAAATTCATTATAACATGAATCGAATTAGCTTGTTGGTGAATTAATAAGTTACGGATTTTTCTTCGACTTCTAGTGAGAGTGAATTTTCAACCAAAGGTCTTTGAGCAGCTCTTGGGACCATTGGAGTAGATTGAGCTAATTTGAAAGTCTTCTTTCCATTACCTCTCACTCTTCGAATCATGTCTTGCGTAGGTCTTGACTGAATTCTATCAGCAACTCCTGGCTCTGCTCCACGACCAAAGATATGATCCTTTGCTTCTTGAGATAAGTAATCTTTTGTGACTTCACCTGTTCTTATTAATTCATCTACTGTTTTGTTTTCGGTATATTTCCTATATGCGATATAGCCTATCACGCCAAGTCCCACAACTCCGACGATAGATATGGTTATCCACGCTATAAGTTGCATATATAATGAAACAGCAATAGAAATACCAAGCGTTGCAGCAAAACCAAGAGCAACCATTGTTGCGGCGCTACTCCTCGTGAAGAATATAAGAACAACAGACACGCCTATTCCAAATACGGAAACAACGCCTATCCAAGCCATTTTTTCTTTGAATAACTGGTTCGTTTTATCTCTAAGAACATTATTCTCTTCCTCTAATGCATCTATATGAGCTTGAGCATCTCCGAGGTTTCCTGTCATATCTTCTATCTTTTCCTGTTCTGCTCCTAAAGAGTTTTCCAAATCTCCTATACGAAGGACGGCAGCGTCAAGTTCTGCTTTATCTTTACGAAGACCATTAGCCTCTGCATCAATAGATTCTAATGGTTCATTCACTATTGAACTATCAGTGCCTGAGTCATCCAAAACCGTTCTAACAGTCTTGGTTCCTTCTTCTATGCGGTCTGCTCTGCCTTCTAAAGTATTGCTAACCCCATCAACATTGTCGCCAACGATTTCTAGTGACTTTCTTTCGTCATCTACGCTTGGGATTTCACTAACAGACTTTGGAGGCCTAGGCCCCAACCAACTACATCCTGTAATTTGAGAGGTAAACGAAAAGACCCCAAAACAAGCAATCAAGAGAATAAGCCTGTTAATTCTTACGTCTTTTATCCAATAATTCATAAATCCCATTTTTATTCTCCATTGTTATCAAGGGCCTCAAGCAACTGGTAGACTATCCAAGCAAAACCAGACGCAGCAAATCCTGTGACGGGCCATAAAAAATAGTTTCCTCCGGAAAATATAAATAATATGGCATCCATAATAAGGGCTGCCCAGAATGACGTACATATCGTACAATCCAGCATTTCCCTCGCCTTTGGATGAAATTCGTCCAAGAAAAGAGATAGGCCCTTCTTGTATTTACTCACAGGCCAATCATCTCCTTTTTCTACAAAAAGAATTGAAACGCCAAATGAGGCAAGAATAGAAAAAATTAGAATCATTTATTAGTTAATCCCTTAACTCTTTCCCACTTAGAAAGTTGCTGTTTCCCTGTTTTTGGGTTCTCATGCTCCCATCTGAGATGCCTATACATGATCTGAGAAATCATTGTTATATACATCCATCTGTTCGACTCGTCGTTGATATCAAAATGGTCAAACCAGCCCCATTCCTTGAAATCATTATATATATTAAGAGCTTCTCCGGTTATCTTCTTAGATGGATCAGAAGTTGCCTTTAAAATAGAATCAAGGATTTCAACTGACTCTTTCATTGCTTTTATTTTCAACGTACTATAAATATCCATAATAATCTCCTAAGAACTTTTCTTATATATCGACTTTTTACGATATTATCTATATTGTAATTTGCTGAGCATTGAAGGGAATAATGGATTACAGACGAAAGATATTGCATGACTTGGTATAATAATATAAAAATACAACAATTAGAAAAAGAAGCTATGGACTGGCAAGGCGCAAAGAATAACGCCCTAATTGGTGGAGGAATGGGAGTTATTGCTCTCGCTATATCCTTGTGGGCTGCTCAAACTGGTAGAACAGAACAAGAGGCTAAAGAATATATAGGAACCTCAGAATCTCTAGCTCATGAAATTGTAAGGGATGCTCCCGAAGAGCTTGTCAATCAATATTCGCCTACATACAACCAACAACCTATCGAACAAACTAAGCCTCAAACAAGATCTAATCCTTATTCTTCATTCATAGAACATTGGGAAGGCAGAAGAAACACTGTCTATACAGATACAACAGGCCATAAAACAATCGGCGTTGGCTTTAATCTAGAAAGAAGCGATGCCCAAGAAATTATAAATGGAATTGGTCTTGATTTCCAATCAATATATAGCGGCCAGCAATCTCTAAATGATCAACAGATAGATACGCTTTTAGCAATAGATGCCTCTAACGCAGAAAAAGCTGCTATGTCTGTGTTTCCTAGTTTCAACAATCAACCAGATGAAGTAAAACAAATATTAGTTGATCTCACTTATAATTTAGGAACAAGAGGAATATATGGTTTCCCTAAATTCAGAGCAGCTATCCAAAATCAAGATTATGCAACTGCCGCCGCAGAACTTGTAGATAGTAAATGGTATGGTCAAACTGGAAGAAGAGCCAAGAACCATGTATCAACCCTGCAAAGACTACAGTAATATTTTTGCTATGTTCAAAGAATTCTCTGTATCGCTTAAGGCTCTATGTCTCTCGCCTATCCATTTATAACCTTCTAGTTCGCAAGCTTCTTTTAGTCCGACATTTACGCCTCTTAGGTCTTCATATAATTTTTGCAGATTGATATGATTGCCAAATGGAACGTCTACATTATGTCTTTCGCAATCATTTCCTAAACATATCGGGTCCCAGTTACCCCATGAAGCCCATGATATAAAATGCGATGGAATACCAAATCTGTCTTCTATCATATCTGTTATTTCTAATATAACATCACCCAAAGGTCTTGCGTCAACAAGATCTTCTTGTTTTATTCCCGTAAGCTTTTTGCAAAATCTTGAAAGCTTTGTATTTGTAACAGGTTTTGCGAATGATTGGTAGCGACACAAAACATCGCCTTTCACATTACAAACGAGGAAGGCGATCTCTATTATTTCATTATCATCTACTTTTTTGTGCCGTTCCCAGCACGTCGCTTCTATGTCAGCTAATATAAACATGTTCGCTTTGTTCAATTCTTGTATAAAGTCGGAAAGTATAATCATACTGATTACTATTATCCGCTTTACACGCTTGTTCCTCTATCATTTGCCAATCTTCTGGTAAATGAAAGTGAGCATCTCCAACAACATCCGAATCTATCTCTGTTAAATAGATATTGTCCGCTATTAGTAAAAAGTTTTTATATATTTCGCTACCGCCAATGACCCATACTTCCCGATCATCCCTTCCCTCTACTGCACAATGAAGAGCCTCTCCAATAGAAAAAGCCTTTATAGAATCTTCATCTACAGAATAATCTATATCCCTAGTAAGGATTACTTGTCTTCTTCCTTTTAGATTTGAAGGCAATGATTCATAGGTCTTTCTTCCCATAATAACAGAGCCACCCATAGTTAGTTTTTTGAATCTTTTTAGATCCTCAGATTGCCTCCAAGGAAGTTTATTGTCTAATCCAATAACTCCATTTTTAGAGACCGCAACTATTATATTTATTTTGATATCAGAAATCATACAGCAATCGGAGCCTTTATTGATGGGTCTGGATCGTATCCTGTTATCTCAAAATCTTCATATTCAAATTCTTCAATAGATTCTCTCTTATTAAGAATAAGCTTTGGAAGTTCTTTTGGTTCTCTAGCTAATTGTTCTTTAGCTTGATCTATATGGTTGTTATATAAATGAACATCTCCGCCAGTCCAAATAAAGTCTCCAACTTCCAAATCGCAAACAGAAGCAATCATATGGGTTAGATAAGAATATGAAGCGATATTAAACGGAACTCCAAGAAAAACATCGCAGCTTCTCTGATATAGCTGGCAAGACAATTTTCCATTAACTACATAAAATTGAAATAAGCAATGACATGGAGGTAGCGCCATATTTGGGACATCCACTGGGTTCCATGCTGTAATAATATGTCGTCGAGAATCAGGATTCGTCTTTATTGAATGCAAAACATTGGCTATTTGATCTACCCCGTTGAAATCTCTCCATTGTTTGCCGTAAACCGGGCCCAGGTCTCCATTCTCATCAGCCCAAGCATCCCATATTTTTACGCCATTGTCTTGGAGGTACTTTATATTTGTATCACCTTGAATAAACCATAATAATTCATGCAATATAGACCTTGTGTGAAGTTTTTTTGTCGTCAACAGAGGAAAACCCTTCTGTAAGTCAAATCTCATCTGGTGGCCAAAAACAGACATAGTGCCTGTTCCTGTTCTATCACCCTTTTGCTCTCCATTTTCCAAGAGCAAAGAAAGTAAGTCTAAATATTGTTGCATATAACGTTCCGATCTAGTAAAGGTCTTCATCCTCATCGGCAAAAAACCCGCCTAGATCCTCATCTTCACTAGAATCATCATAGTAATCTTCTTCTGTAAAATCTTCACTAGAATCTACGCTATTCATCATGCTCTCAAGTTCTAGCATACTCTCATTCCATGAATCTATTTCATATTTTATGTTTTCCCATGATTCAAGCATCTTTTTATCATGACCGAGTGCTTCTTGAAATTTCTGCCCTATGTCATCGCTCTCTTCAGTTGTAAGAAATTCTGGATTTGGATTCTTGCTCTGTAGCATTTTTGAGAATCTAGCCCACTGACTGAGTGAAATACAGTAATTTCTTATATGTTCTTCAATGTCACGAACAAGTGATTCTGGAGCTGAACATATAGGGTGAGACTTTATCATTTCCAGTTCCAGCCTAAATTCGGCTATGAGTCCGCTAAATATTTGTTTCTTTTTATCAATAATTCCGATAAGAACATTGAAATCAGAAGGCTCGTTGTCTTTATTATTCATAATGTTTTCCTTATTTTATTAGCATACTATATTTATCGGTCACTTGCAATAAAGGTTCCAAGAATATAATTATCAAGGATTTTTATATTTTTCACACAATAGTAAATTATGCATTGGTATGAACGAGCCCAGCCTACTGTCCAGTTTCTCTTAGAAGATGTAAAGTCTTCTATTGAAACCATATCCTCTATAGAGGGGGTAGATTCTGTGAAAGTATGGGGTTCTTTTGCTGAGAACATAAAGAAAGCAACGGCTTCGGTAAAAGAAGTTGACCTAGTAATATCTTGCAATTTTAACTCCGGAGACCTCCTTGCAATAGACAAGGGATCTAACGGTCCTTTCGATATTCCATTTTCTGATCTAGAAGATGAGGGCTTCAATCCTCTAGCCGTTTCACTGACCAAGAAACTAATAAAAAGTTGTTCCACATTCAATCCTGAATTCTGGGTTGTATCTAGAGATCAAAAACTTCTCCATTGGGGACCTGTGTATGATACTATCGAAGAATGGAAAGAAGTAAGAAAAAGCGCTGACTCCAAAGCTGAGGAAATAACAGGAATAGATAGGTCTTCACTACATAAATCTTCCAAGTCTGACATATCTAACTGGTTCGGCATTTACGAAGAAACAATAAAAGAAGCAGCCATAGCTGGTCCTATGGGATGGTATGCCTCTTCCTCCGAATGTCAAGAGATGATAAACGACTCAATAGACTTATTTGAGTAATCTATTATGAATAAATGCCCTATCTGCAAATCTAATGATACAGTAAAAGTACGCATGCACTTTTACCAATACAGAAAATGTAACGGGTGCAAGCATGTTTATAATTGCGCGGAAGAAAAAGCAATAAAGAAACAATACATAAGACTACAAGATAGAAAAAGAAAAATCAACAGGGAAATAATACAAGATACCCTGACCTACAATCATCTCGAAAGAAGAAAAGTAGAAAATCAAGAACGCTTCTTTCCTCTAAAGAACTACGCACCCGATGCTCAATCAGTATTAGAGATTGATTGTCAAGACGGAACCTTTCAAGAGTTACTAGATAAGGATGTAGAATACAGAGGACTCACTATTGATTCTTTCTACAGAAACAAGCTCTCAGATAATGCAATGATTGGCAACCTGTCTAACCTCGATAGAGATGAAGAGTTTGATGCAATAATCATATGCGACCACCTAGAATTTGCTTTTGACCCATTCTCAGACCTCATGAAGTGTCTATCTAAAATAAAAAAGCAAGGAACCATTATTGCTATAATCAAAAATGGAATCAATCCAAGCGAAGATTATAGAGCTATGGCTCATTGCTTTTCTTACAAAAGCGCCTGTCTTCTAGGACAAGCTGTTACTAAAAATATAAAAATCTATAAAGAATTCGAAAAAACAATACTAGTTATGAAGAACTAATTATTGTACTTTTTCTGGCGGGTTATGGAATGGGACTTCATCGCCAACAGCCTGCCATACTCTATCAAAAAGCTCACTAGCCTCTTGCTCAGCAGCTATTAGTTCTGCTTGTGGGTCCTGATTATATGGAACCCGAATATCATAAGTCATTGTACCTTTGTACCTTGACTCGTTACTTTGTTCTGTATTCTGAAAGATATTGTTAACAGTTGGGTCTTCTACGCCTTGATCAATGCCCTGCTGCGAGCTATCAAATTGAGCTTGTTTTTCGTTTTTATACCAGGACATATTCAAAAACTCCTATAAAGTTATTAATATCTTACACTAGAATGCGTAGATGTCCTTGTTTTTATCAAAAGATATCTTCTGTAACCAATGAATAATTGCCATTCCATTCTCTTTTGAGGAACAATGGGTTATCTTCTGCTATCTGAGATAGTGCCTCATCTAATACAAATTCAACGAGTTCCTGATTCGTCATGTCGCTATTTGGAATACGGATTCCTATGCTACCTCTCTTATCCTTATAGAACACCCACAACATATCTTCTATCAAAGAGGCTCGGTATCCGCATTTCTCTTCCGGAATTACTTCTCCAGATATTGTTCTTTCTGAATATTTTTCCGTATAACACAATAAAGCGTTTACTGCCATCATTTCCGCTAACTCTTGAGAATAATATTTGGTCATAATATCTATATCGACTGAATCCAAAATGAATATCCAGTATCACAATAAAAAAGCGTCCTCTCGGACGACTTTTTCTTCTAACTTCGAGTTGCTTCAGTCCCAAAAGACCCACTTGGCTGAATAAAGTTATATACGGAATACAGTGACAAAGACGATTCTTATGATCTTATATTATCTTTGTATGTTGTAAGATCTCTCTTACTCATTCCTTCAAACTCGCACAGCTTGGCTTTCAATGTTTGCCCTGGTAAGTATTTTTGTATTTATCCCTTACACTTTGGTCGTACCTTCATAAGTCTATAACTCGTTGGAACCATATCATATAGTCTGTGGGAACCGTTATATTAAAAATGGCTATAACAACTTTCCCGTCTATTGGGATGCCAATATCGACATCCCTTTCCATTTTGATACCTTTTCGGTATCGTCTTTATGCCCTATTTATCGGCTTTCAATAATCAAGGCATTATTCATTCACTGTCATTTTTTCTGCTATGCATTCCTGTATCTAACCACTTCATTACATTTTGCAATTGAGTCAAATCACCTGAGTCAAACATATCTTTAGGAGATTTATATTCAAAGTCTGGAATGGGAGCAGAATACCATTCCTCAAAGTAGTCAGCATCATAGGCTCCTATCTCTTTGAGCGTATTTTTTATCTCTATGATACTGCCTACATCGTACATAACAATAGGTCTCCTATTTGCAAAGATCCAAGAATTCTTGTTCTGATACAAGAGTTACACCTAAATCTCTAGCTTTCTTAGCTTTGGCAGAATTACTGCTAGGGTCAGCAATAACAAGATAATCTAAACCCTTCGATACAGAAGAAATCTTCCCTCCTGCATCTTTTACTTTCGCTTCCAATGTTTTTCGCGGAGAAGTCATAGTCCCAGTAAAACAAAACTTCTTCCCCGTAAAGATACCTTCGACATCTTCAGCAGGTTTTGATTCATCAACATTGAGAACAGAATGTAAAAGCTCAATCTCTTTTAAGTTATTGACAAGACCAGTAGCAATCCGTCCAGCTTTTGTCTCTCCAGAACCTTCCATCGCAGAAAGCTGACTCAAGGTAAGAGACTTCCAATCATCTAGTGTAGACGCTCCCAACTGCTTATGAATAATCTCCGCCTGGCGACGACCTACCATATCAATACTCATGCAACCAACAAGGTCTGCCATAGATATATCTCTAGATTTATCTATTTCTGGTATAATTCTCTTAGCTACGCCTGCTCCTACTCCAGATTCAACAAAGTCTTCTACAGTAAGATGGTATAGGTTTGCTATCTGCCTAACCTTACCGGAAGCCCATAGAGAATCTAATACAGCATCTCCCATATGAAGTATGTTTCTTTTTTGAATCCATTTTTTGATAGTATGCTTGGCAACTTTTCCTGATTGCTGCCAGTTCTTCATGTAAAGCTTAGGGCCATCTATGTAGGTATCTTCCCCATCAAAAGATGATGGAATAAGGGAATCTCTAACAGCTACCTTATTGACAACTCTAACAATTTTAGGAATAACATCGCCAGCTCTAATAACTTCAATGGTATCTCCAATGCAGATATCTAATCTTTCAATTTCAGCAGCATTGTGAAGCGTTACATTACTTATAGTAACTCCGCCTACTTTTACAGGATCAATATGAGCTACAGGGGTCAAAACTCCGCCAGTACCAATATTCCAAGAGACATCTAGTAAAATAGAATGGTCTCCCATAGGTGGAAGTTTCCAAGCTCTAGCCCAGTAAGGATATCCTTGTTTTTCTCCCAGTTCATCCTGATGCAAAATATCATTTACCTTGATAACAACACCATCAATTTCAATATTCAAAGAATCTCTTTTATCATTGATAGATATTACCAAGTCTTCTACTTCATCTATATCAACAACAAAAGTATCAACAGTAGTAAAACCAAGATTTCTCATGCCTTCTGTATGTTCTTCTACAGTAGCATAAGATTCACCCTCTTCAGAAACAATATTGAATGCAAAGAAGTGTAACAAATGAGAATTTTCTCCATCTGTTCTTCTAGCAATACCTGAGGCTGCATTTCTGGGATTAGCTGTAGTACCTTCCAGATGTTCTTTCCATAAGTCAAGTGGAAGAATAACTTCTCCTCTAACAGATACTTTTTCTTTCATATCAATAGTAAGAGGAATTTGTTGTGCATTAACAATGTTATGAGTAATGTCTTCTCCCTCAGAACCATCTCCTCTGGTAACTGCTGAAACAAGTTTTCCATTCTCATAATTAAGAGCAACACTAGATCCATCTAGTTTTGGTTGCGCTGCTAGTTTTACTTTTGTTCCAACAACATGTTCGATAGATTTCAACCATGTTTTAAATGCTTTTACACCATCATCATGAGTAATCTTCTTTAAAGAACCCATAGGCATTTCATGTTGTACTTTAGACAATGGACTATTACCAGAGACTTCTACCCCTACTGATAACAAAAATGAGTTATCTGGGTCCAGTTCTTCTAGTTTGTCCCTCAGTGTATCGAATTCAATATCCGAGATATTGGATGAGCCAATATTGTAGTAGTCATGGCTGGCTTTTCTCAGAGATATTTCTAATTGTTCGATTTCTTTTTGACTCATGGTATTCTCACTATAGCAGGTTAATGGTTCACCAGTTGATGGGAATCATGGATTGCATGTGAATACCAATTTTCAGTTATTTGGTTTTTGGTCTGTATTTGAGTGCTGTTCATTAACGAATCCCAGCATTGTTGTAGGTTTTTTGTTTGGATCTTGCTCCTGAGAACCTCTCTCAATTAGTTTAGACCAATCTATAGTATCAGGTATATTTCTATGTTGTCCTAGAATATGTGACTGCGGATCTATCCCAAACTGTTTATCAAATTCATTTTTGTTCTTATCACTCATTGTATTGTTCCTCTTTAAAGATCTTATCGTCCAGAAGTAGTATTCTAAGCTAGAGTCATATGAACCTTGTTTTAGAAGTAGAGTGCCTGAGGGCCAGCTCCTTCACTTCGTTCACTCGCACCGCCTCTAACGCTGTTAGAGTCGGTTTATATAAAGTCTTTTAGATTAAGATTTTTATTTTGTTAGCAGAAGATAATAGCTACACAGTAGTTAAATAGCCGCTCTTCAGTAGAAATTCATTCCTTAAAAAAGAACAAACAACTACTGCTCGCCGTGAGGATACGACGTTGCCGGGGTTGATTTCTTTAGGTCGGTTTGTTAACCCGGCTTTCAGCCAGTCACCGTTTCTTTTCGTCTATTGTCTCAATGAAGAGCGACCAGAAGCCGAGACAACAACTATCTTATTTTTACATAAGCAGGAAAATAGTATATTCATTCGCACATTGTATACTACACCGCCCTTTGTGGGGCAAGAGTGGTTGCTTATCGTAGCAACGATACGGTCCAGTGAAGTTCGGGGACACACTATAATTTTAATTCCTCGTTCATTCGCGCAATTAATCAAGCTTGCGATGGCCTAATTAATCTATGTCTATGATCGCTTTCGACAGGAATGCAACTTTACGATAAGACTTTCACTCATAATCTCAAAGGCATTCGCATAACAAATATAGAACAAAGTAATATGAATGAAGAAATAGATAATCTAGTGTACATACTCCAATCCAAGACTTTACCTACAGGCGACTGGTCTGATTTCAACGGCAAGCACCGTACATGGGATGCAATTCGCAGATTCGCAAAGATAAGATCCGAAACTCTGTCTTTTATGGAAACAGATGAAGTCCCTACAGAACCAGACCCAGTAGACTATGACGACCTATTGTCGTAAGGTAAAAGTATAACTCTAGTAAAATGGTCTTATATAATTATAAAAGCGCTATAAACAATAACTAATATTAGAGAAAAACGAGAATAAGGCCAATTTATGTCAGATTCTCGTTTTTTGTTGTCAAATTCTCGACAGAGATTCACTCATACTGCTATATTAGGTATTTATTAGTATAAAAAGCCGAGGATTTGACAATTCTTATTATTACTTATACTAGTAATAACCTTACTTATTAAAACTTGCCAAATTCTCGAAAAAAACAAGATATAATATACAATATGTAGTGGTACAAGTCTCTGACCTACTAGAAAAAGCAGAAAACTTTGAAAAATGACACGAGAATTCAGGAAAAAGCTCTAAAATGGAGCATTTATTAGCTGTATTTATAATAGATAATAAATAGATAATGCTTTTACTTAGCTGAAGTTACTTGTAGCTCTTGTAAATGCTGCTTCAGGTTGTCTAAAGCCGTATTTTCCCATAGATCTCTTAGCTTATGACAATTATAGATAGAATCTCTACTTAGAAAGTTATCTAAGAAGGCTATTCTACCCTCTGCATAAGAAGCATCATCATAGCAGCCATATTCGTGACGAATATTATCTGATACCTTGGAGAACTGTTCCCAGGGAGCAGCAAGACCTGCTAAATCTATATCTCTTATAACTAATTCTAAAAAGGTTGAGTCAAAAACAGGATCAGAATGCATTGTTGCAAGTATTAGTCTAGATACTTCATCTATAAAATCCTTAGACATTCTTAGAGTCTTTAGCTCTTTAGCGGCAAATATCGCACTAAACATCTCGTTACCGCCTGGAGCGAGAAGTTCTCCAGTTTTATAAACAGCATCGTGATATATAATAGCAACGAATAGTAAATCATATTCCATTTCAGATAAAGAATAAATCGTAGATACAAACTCTAAAGTGTTTATGCAATCAATTACATGACTGAAGTTATGATATTTTCTTTCGTACCCAGTACATGTTTCTTTTTGGTATTCTTGGTATACATAACGAGAAACATCATCAAGAGTAATTGGATTAGCAGATTCCGTTCTCTTATTTATTATAGATAGAAATTTGTTGAAGATATAGAGTTCGTCAATTGTAAATAAATTCATATTTACTCCTTAGAGTCTTATTATTTTATCTCTATTGAATACAGCAATGGAGATTTGTAATTCTCCCTGAGACTTCAAGGGTCTCCTCACTATATGCAAGTCTATATCCATATAACCATATAATTCGAAGAAAGTATGAACGGTTCTAGAGATAACAATATCTGCACTTGAATTGCCGTAAGTTTGCTGTTGCAAGTTGAGAGTATAAAGATATTCAACAATGTCTGCCGAAGCCTCTCCTTCTCGCATAAAATTTACGAGTCCACCATCTTTGCTCGTGTGACAGATAAACTTACAGGTCGGAGGAATCTCGAAAAAAGTGTCCGTGTACTTATGCTCTATGATATTTATAAATTGAGGTCTTCCCTCAGACATAACTGCATTGATGCAAGATATCCAAGAAGATTCTCTGTGCTTATCTATATCAAATTGAGTAATCAAGTCTCTCGACATATTTAGTTATCGTCATTTTCGCTATTATCATCTTCTGGGTAAAGCGCGCAGCCACACATATTCAAAAGAGTACCTTCTGCCAAGAGAACAGATTTGTCCTTTGATGCAAAAAGAAAGCCTAAGAATTTTTCCACAAAGATAGTCTGTAGTTTTTTCTTTGAAAGAACATCAAACAATTCAATGTCTTCGCTAAAAGACTTAGACTTTGCTTTGATAGTCCAGCCGCCGTCAGTAGACTGGAAATAAGTTTCAAACTCATGGCTTATTGCAAGAAGATTATCTATGTTCTGAATTCTGTCCGATTCTTCTTCAGTGAGATCCAGAGTCTGTCCTTTTTTATCTAAGACTTCTAGACCAAAAGCAATAAGTACAATAGATATATTTCTTGTTATAGAATCCAAGAAATCGCTTTCAAAGTGTATAAGAGGAAAGATGTTCAAACTGCTTGGGCTATCTTCATCTGGAGAAGAGAGGTTAACCAATCTGTATTCTTTACAATCAGGATTCTCTTCGCTTATGGAAATAACAACTTCATCATTGCTTTGTAAAAAGCTTTGGTATAAAGAGATTCCATTTTCGATACCTTTGGAAATCATTTCGCTTGTTGTTTCAGTTGACATATTATTCTTCTATCACTTCAATGGGTAGATTGATTGAGCCTACTTGTTCTAATGGAACCACTGACACAGAAACGTGTCCTTCTATTTCAATTTTTGCAAACACCATGTCTGAATTTGAATACTTGTAATAACTAATGCTATTGTTATTCTCTACTTCAACAATTAGTTCTGTTGTATCTTTAATCTCAACAGTCTGAGGGCTGCCTACATAATAATAGACGGCCACTAGAATTGAAAACACAACCAAAACAAATGCTACAAGAGTTATAGCTGTATAGGTCTTTTCATTTTGCTTGTTTTTAGACATCATTCATTGGCTCGTTTTTTATTTCCGGAACATTGAAGAGACAATCTTCGCCGTAGTTTTCACCGATATGTTTTAGCATATCTCCTGAATGTGAGGTTACAATAAATTGTTTCCCAGGACAGATTTCTAGAATCTTATCCATCATTTTCCCATGCCTTTCAAAGTAGACATGCATTTCAATATTGTCAACAAGAAGAACTTCGCTATCTCTCGTTGTATAGGGATTGCATATACTCCTAAGAAGAGTCGCTATCTTTTTCTCTCCAGCAGACATTCTTTTGTAATGTACTTTTGTCTTGCCTTTTTCTATTATAAGATCCTGCCAAAAAAGTATCTCTTCATCATCTTCTATAGTGAATATAGATTTATCAACCGTAGGAGTATAACCGTATACAACTGTCGCAATATCTAAGAAATCTTTTTTAGCCACATCTGGTAATTGGAATTTCTGAACATTGATTTGATTATCAGCATCAATAAAACAGGTTACGTAAGAATCCGTCAACTCGGCAGATAAAATACCATCGAATTCGCTACCCTCTTCAGCCCCTTCCGATGTCATTGTATTGGTATATTCTCTCCCATCCTCATCAACGAAGCAGGCGCTCATAGTCATCTTCTTTTCAGAAGACTGGTAGTGAGGAAGAGATGGGTCATAATCTGAATGATATTCTAATTTTCTAAAAAGAAGATCATTCTCTCTGTCCATGTATCTCCGAATATTCCCAAGCATCTCTATAGCTTCAAGAGCCGTAGATTTCCCACAACCATTTGGTCCATAGAAGGCACAAACAGGTTTAGGTGTTCCGTCTTTACGAAGAAAGTCAAAATGAGCATCTTCGTATCCACAGAAATTCTTGAGAGTAAGACTCTTGATTTTCATAGACTTACATCCGATCCCCATTTTTTATCATCCGGAACAAACTCGCAGCCATTGTCCGTTTTTCTAAACATTCTCCAGCCAAAAGGCAGATGAGTAACATTTTCGAATCCAGCTTTTGTAAGTATGTCTTGCATATCTAGTCCACCATTATAGTTTAATGAATGGATTACGACATGCGAATTCTTCCTAAAATCAACGAGAGTCGCTAAGTGCCTAGCAACATATCTGCCATCCTCTTCGTCTTCTAAGAGCATATCTTGTTTTTCGACATCTAAGTCATGGTCTAACATAATCAGATCATACTCATTTTCTTTATCTGATAGCTTTTCTATGGCTTCTGCGGCATTCCATACGAAATCGACAGAACATCCAATAGACAAGGTTCTGAACTTCTTGTGTCGCTCAGGATTATCATCAAGAAATAGTATTTGCACAGGTATTCTCCAAAAAGTTAGAAACAGGTTCGTTTATTATATCGTAATACAATTGATTTATTCTTTCGAGAGATGGCATCTCTGGCAATGTAGAAGTATTGGTTAGCAGAGTGAATTCTGCATGAAGAGATTCAAACATAACCTCCAATTCAGCAAAAGGGATCTCTCCATTACGAATCATTATAAGAGTTTCAACCTCTGGTCGAGGAAAGGTTATATGCTGATGTTTAGCAAGCTCGATTCCTTGATGAAGTATTCTTATCGCATGGTAAGCATTCTTAGGACAATACCCATACTTCTGAAATGCAGCTTGCTTCCTTAGACCAACAGTGGTACTTGACTTCTTATCCTTTTGTAGGAGAAGAGCTTTTTGCCATTCATATCGAGAATAACCTATTACAGGAGATAGCTGATTGATGCCCATAAACAACTGCCTATTGTCAACAACAAGTCTGCCTGCGGGAGTTATTTCTTGAATAAATTCGTCTGGCGCAAAAAGTATTTCAAAAGCATTGGGAGAGCCTTTTGTCATGAGATTCAAAAACTTTTGCAATCCCCAAACGATAGTGTCTACATCCTCTTCCTCAAACTGTTCAAACTTTTCTCTACCCAATAGATATGGAGCAGGGGCAACAACAAAACCTTTCAGATCGTGATCTGAATTTTCATCATTGCAGCCGTATAGCCTTGAACCAGAAAGAACTAGTAAGTCAGGCTTTTCCCAAAAATTTGAATTACTCATTACCATTCTCCTAAAAGCCACCTGCCAGATTTGAACTGACGACCTCTGATTCAAAAATCAACGCTCTTCCCAGTCTGAGCTATAGGTGGCTGGCGGCTGTCGCTATATAATGCAACAAGTTTGACTAAAGACCTACCCATTAGATAAAGTCAAAAACAACCGCCTATTCTGCAAATATGATCAGGGACTTCCTACATCATATTCTGTGTCATCATCATCGTCAAAATCATACTCATTTCCAGGATCTCCAAATCCGTATTCATTGCCATCATCAAAGTTTCTAACAACAATATCTCCCAATTTCATACTAGGAGAGTGATAAGGTATTCCTGCAAATTTTATATTTGCTTCATCTTCTGAAAGATAGATTCTAAATGTATCTTCAAGACCACTTAACTGGTTTATTCTATCTTCCAAAATGGACGGAGTAAGATGCTCTCTTACAAGTATGTGTAAAAGCGATATTCTTTTATCCCAACCTGTTTCTTTCATTGTCCTATCTAGAATCTTGTTGAGAACAGCTTTCGATTGCTTATCTGAACAATTGAATTTTTCCTTTATAACATCAGATGCAACAATGGGAAACAAATCTCTCATTTCAACAATCAGTTGACCAGTTTGGTCAGTAAGAGTCTGAGTTCCTTCTACAACAATGACATCTGGATTTGTTTTTATGTTTGAATTAGGCAATGGGATGGTAGGCCCTGATATAATCATTTCAGGGTCTACTTCGATTAGTTCGATGTCCAAGTGTCCAATTCTTTCAGGAAAAGAATCTCCGCTTTGAAAAGACTGAAACTCGTCAAGCCTGGACTCCAGTTGCTGCATCGTAAACCCAGACTTTTTCTTGGAAGTCGAAGTTCGATTGGTCTCTGACTTTGATGACATGAGTTTTGCTATCAATTCCGCAGATCTCTCCGTCGTCGGAGCCGAAAAAGAAGCGGTAATTGTTTTTGTTGATGAACTCTTCGACTTGATCGACTGAGAAGACCCCATCATATCTAATGTTGAGGCAATTGAGTCTAGAGCGAATCTCATGTTCTCCGTAAGCTTCACTAAACCCGATAAAATGAATTTCTGCGACATTGTGAACTATTCCTATAATATCCCGACAAGATTCGAGATCTGTTGTTAAAAAGTCATCGAAAGAAAATGCAATTTTGTATTTCTTTTTAGTAGAAAGAGAGCCTGCTCTTCTCTCCACTACAGGTAACTCTTGTTTTATCGACATTCTGTAAAAATCGCTGATGGTAGCAACGCTTACCCCATGATCTGTGGCTATTTCAACAAGAGACTTATTCGTATTTATGAGAGCAGCTAATATTTGAAATGATCTTTCAGACTTTAGACCAAAAGGCTCAAATGCTACTCCATGTTTTTCGCATGATTCCTGAATGAAACCAAGACGAACTGAAAAATTACTTTCTATAAATGCTCTAGTCTTACCCTCTTGTACACACCGAGCAATTGCTTGCTGTTTGATTGTTTTTATGTGACTCTTTGGTATGTTCTGTTTTTTACATGCTTTGATAATATTTGCAATGGTTATATTTTCTTTAAAAGCAATAGATTCAACAGACTCCCCGTTGATAACTCTCAAAACTATATTTGATTCATCTTTTTTCATTTTTAGATTAAACTTCTTGATTTAGAATGTCATCTTCTGATGAAGTAAAGCTCTCAATAAGCTTCATGGTTTTCTCATGTTCATGCTCTTCTCTGACACGCTCTAATTCTAGTTCCTTTAGACGAATCTTTTCTAGATTCTTCTTCTTTTCCTTGGTATTTTTGAGAGCGTTTCCTGCTTCATTGAATAGCGAATGGCCAATAGCCAATACTGTAAAGACAACGGCAACAGCAATAATGAGCATGACGGGCAGTAATAAAGCCATAGGTTTTCCTCGTTTCTTGGCTCTATTGTACCATATTCTGTGTTCACCAGATATATATACGGTCAATTTTAGCCATTGATTGAGGTTTTTGAGTGAATAAAGAGAATCTTTACCAGTATAAAGTGAATTTTAGAGATAATCTCTTGCACTTATACCGTTTTTCTCGAAATCAGCATAGGTGGTTTTGAAGCCATTTGTAATGACAAAATCAACATCTCTATCTACAGGTTCCCATATTGTGTCTTCAGGAATAGTCTTGCGAGCATTCGCTAGAGCAATAGCTAGTTCGCTGTAGTATTGAGAACTCTCTTTTCTCTTATCGTCAGACCATTGAGATGGTGGACCTGGATTCCAGAAATGAAAGACACTTATACCAGACATAATGCAATGACTATGCAGATGTAGATCTAAAAAGGATGGAGCTAGTTCATGCTTATTATGTTGAGTTTCATACCCAAGACAAGAAATCCAAGGCATGACTCTTCTTGGACCTTCAGACGTTATACATGAACGAATTCCATTAAGAGTATCTATAAAGATGCTCCATCTAGGATGTTTTCCTTTTCCTTTTTTCCATGCGTCCAAGTCAGCAGCATAACCGGAGCCTCTTATTATTAGATAGTTAGCAGGAGCTGAACAACCTGTACCTGTTACGGGATGGCTGTTTATTCGACCGTTCCAAGCAAGAACAGGAAATCCCCTATTCTTATCTCCATAGTTACTATAAGGAATTTCTACTCCATATACCTCAAAATACGCATCGTACACAACCTTCTTCATTGATTCGGCTACAAATGGGTCGCTCCATAAAGACCAGTTGTGATTGAAATTATGTCTCTCAGAGCTAGAAGATGTAACCCAATCAGCTTTTGCATCAGAGAAGTATTCTGGAAGTTTAGTAACAAGATCTGGATTGCTTAGTATTTGATCCATTTCATTGATTTTTTGTTTATCATCATTGTTCCCATAAAGAGTGAGACCACCCTCAAAATCAAGAACTATAATATCAGGAGTTTGTCCTCGGAGATTTAGCTCATTGAAAAATTCATCGAAGAAAGCTTTGGATTCTAGGTTTGGTCCATCTTTTAGCATCTTGTGATATTCTTGATTCTCTATAACATCAGGATAACCGATGGTAGAATTAGGCTTCCATATGAACAGACATCTTTCGCCTATTCTTTTTGTTGCAAAATCAGCAGCGCATTGCTCAGCCCATTCCGTTGCAGAAGTATCGCTTCTATTATTTCTTAGCCAAAAGAATGGAAAAGTCTTGCTCTCTGTATTTGGGTCAGTATCCCAAGAGAATATACGAACGGGTTCTATGTCGTCGTCTGTTGAAGAAGGTTCTGTATAAAGGGCATATTGTAGGTAATCAGCCAATACTTCGTCAGTATATTGAGAAAGAGAGACATCCTGCCCTAATCTTACTATTTTATCGCATATCATATCTTTCTCCTGTTTTCTAAAAAGCGGTTAGACATACTTATTATAGTTTAAAGATAGAAGAGACTTGTCCTTCTTATGAAATAATCATTGTAGAAAAAATGACAATGAGGCGATAATTATAACAGAGGTTTTGTCTCCTCTTTCGTTCATTCCGCGCAGCTCTTCGGAGCGGCATCCCGTCCTATAAAGGGGCGGGATGTTTTTATAGGTAGAGAGAGAATACCAAATAAGCCTCATCCACAACAGGAAAACTATCAAGCCATTCTCCAGACTTATGCCTCCAATAGCCGTCAAACTTCTTCTCCATTATTAGATTGCGATTTGAACCGTCCTTGGAGCCAGCCCATAACTCGTCAAAACTAAATAATAAATCAGTATAAATCGTGCTATTATTTTTATATCCACACATAAATCTGTTCTTGGCTATTCTTTTCCCCTCGTCTATGATTGAAGAAGAATATTCAGAATCGAGACAGATAACAAAATCAAACGAATAATCAGAAATTTCGCTCAAAGAAGAAATCTTAGAAGTTTTTATAATGCTAGCCCCAAATGGAGAAACAAAAGACACAGCGGATTTAGTGTCTTCTCCTATAATGAGTATGCTCTTGTTGTTTAGGGAGTCAGCAATCCACTCATACCAATTCATGCCCAAGCAATTTCCTTGAACCCATTAGAAATAGCAAAGTCTGCTAGGTTATAAAGACCCTGCAATCTATTATCAATGTAGTTTGCGTCTCTTCCTCCTGTAAACATTTTTACGCCTTCTTCCTCTGGCGGAGAATCATAAGTTTCTATCTCGCCCTGCCAGGATTCTCTTGGATGCTCTGGATCATCTAACTGCGTTTCGTTTGAAATATAGCCAGAAGGAGTTGTTGCCCCATCTATCTGTTCTCTAGAGACTTCATTGATTCGACGAAGGAGTTCTTGCGCGTCAATTTCGCCTTGCTCTCCAGCGATGCCATCTGATCCAATTCCGATAAGAGTTAGCATTGCGCGAGCATTATCATTTGCCATATTGACTTCCGGTATTTGAGTATACTCTGAGCTAGGATTATTCATTACGCTTATTCTTTGAACAGGATATCCAAACATTCTAGATGTCTCGATCTTCCCATTGTTTTCAAAGATATAACCTTCTTGCTCTTTATCCTTTGTCCATAACTTTACAGCTTCAGCTACAGACTCTGGACTGTTTTCATATGTTTTATCTTGATACTCTCTAGGACGAGAATAGAAGTTAATAGTGCCAGTATACCCATCAAAGTCGCTGCTTGAAGTATCAGGAGAAACATCGTCCATAGTTGGCAGGAATCCCTCGTTATTTATCTTTGCTCTATTATAAACGAAGTTTGTAAAATCATGACAAAGATCTAACAACCCTTTAGGCTGAGATATCTTATGAGAGTCAGAAACAAAGAAAGTAACGGAAGATACCTTCATAATTTGAGCGAGTTTCATTTGCTTATACCAATTCATGCTGCCACCTGTAATCCTATTGACTTGAGTTCCGCCATCCATTGCTGAGACTCCTCATCCATAGAGGATAGTCCGTCCAGTAAATCTTCTACTCCATAACTAACATCAGGATGAGCATCTAAATAGTCAGTCATCTTTCCAGTTTGATGAGACGCATTGATTGCTATGTTTATTGTCGAAAGAGCTTTGGCTATGTCTTGATTGTGAATAGATTTTAGATTAGAATAGATAGTCTCTATTGTTTCTCTAGTTTCTTCAATGCCTTCAGGCCCCCAACGAGCCATCCACATGTCAAACAAAACATCTCTGTAAAGACCAACAAGTATATTGTTTATTGGCATAAAATTAGATATTTGCTCTAGACCAGAAATAATTCCTTCTTGGGAAGAGCTATGATAATTTTCAATCCAATCACCAATTGTCATTTGATCAGTATAAGATGTTCTTTGTTCTAATTCTGCTTCTCGTTCTTCTTCTGTTTCAAAATATTCTCCTTGAATATCATTGTACTGCATTTCTTTATCATCCATCCGAACAGCTTCCATGAATGGTTCAAATGCTTCAGGATTGGAGTTTAGATATTGAATTATTAGATAACAGTCGGGAGAATTATTTAGGTTGCGAAATTCATAAAAGAAATTATTAAGCAACTCGTCAGGAGTATTATATTCTGAATCAACCATTCTGGCTTCTGCCCACTGTTGAGGGTTTGTAATCGCATGACCAGCAAGCCATTGAGAGAATACATCATCTAATACAGTTGTTAAGTAAGAGATAGTTTCCCAAGCCTCTTTTTCAAGACGAATCAATATATTTGATCTTCTTTTTTCCATTCCGTTAAAAGGATATGAACGAAGCATATTATATTTGAATTCTAGTTCGTAAAGTTTGCGTAATTCATCTTCGAATGATTCATCGGACTGAACATCCCAGATTGCCGCAAATTTTGCAAACCGATACCAATTCATGTTACAGACAACCTTTGATTAACAAAGTTTATAACGGCTTGTTCGTCATGCCCCCTAGTAATGTGACCAACAGCTTCGTTTATAAGAACCTCTTGTTCTCCCTGACCAAGCCCTCTACTAGGAGCTAGATTCTTTACCATTTCCGTAACTCTTTTCTTCGCTTTTTCGTCGTCTCCATAACCAATAAAGGCGCTGTCGGCCTCTTTTACTTGAGAATACCAATTCATAGCCGATCTCCTTAGTTCTGTTTTCTCTTCCATTTTAGATTTTGCTGAATGCTTTAGCCATTGCAGAGAAATAGATCCTCCGCTTGATGGATATTTTCCAAGCCACGATGGAAGCTCTATTTCATAATTTCCAAATGATTTCATAAAAGAATCATAAGACCCATCAAATAATACAGAATTCAAATCTTCTTTTCTTGCATAATCTACTGCATAAGATTCAGATTCTTCATACGCCGCCATTGCGCTATTGTAACCTTCATCATCGTCTTCATAGTCATCTTCATCAGGATAGGGATTTCCGTCATTATAAGAATCATAACTTTCGAAAAACTTTTCATCATGAGATTGTCTTAGTTCCATAAGCTGACCAACAAATGATTCTTCTTCAAATTTGGTAATCATTCTTTTATGAAGGTCTTGATCGAGAGACTGGTCGCTAAGCGATGCCTCTATTATTTCCGCAGCCCTGCTTTCATAATATCTATCTCTTGCATGATAGTCAGAGTGATATCCTAAAGACCTATCCTCAAATGGTTCTGTTAGCTTTTTAGATTCTGCCTCAGATTCAGGATTCGTAAAGCTCCAATGAACTCCGTTGCTATATCTTTTATCATATTCGGCAGACATGAATTTATTTCTAAACTCATCATAAGCTATCCCTTTAGCCGCAGACATTCTGATAGCTTGCTCGCTTAACGCTCCATCATCTTTCATTCTCATAATATCTTTATCAAGAGCATATTCTGCTAAGGTATCGCCAACATCGTTTGCATAACTTAGGCCAGAATTGTGATAGCTATTTTTGGACTCTAGGCAATTGACTGATACATCATAAAGATCTTCAACACTATATAACGTATCATCCGTAGAAGCTGTAGGTATTCCATACTCAGAGATAGGGTCCCAGTCGATTGCTTCGTTTAGTTTTTCATAAACTTCAGCAGGTCCGACATATCCATGTTGCAAATCATTATAGGATTCGTTTTCTTCTTCTGTATTTATGATTGCTCCATCAAGCGTTTGCATCCATTCGCCAAGCATCTTTTTATAAACAGGATCTGGCTCAGCATTTCCTGTCTTAGGACCATTTCCAAAAATTTGCTTAAACGTATAAGAGTCAGGCTCAGTCTCTATTGTTACATAAGGAGTATTCGAAGGGTCTCTCAGAGAAAAGATTCTTAGCTTCTGATCTTCAACATCATCGCAATAACTTCCGACACAGTGCCCGACTTGATTGCCTTCAACCTCTAAATCATTTTTAGAAGTGACTAATTGAACAGTCCATCCAGACCACTCTTTATTAGACCAATTATTTGGACCATAAACAATACTTTCCGCAACCGTTGGCCCAAACAATTTACCAGCGCCACGACCCGCCATTACTTCGTGCCATTCTTCTACGTCATCATTGACTTCATCTATAGTCATACCATCAATATTTACGCTTGGATAAGCATTGAGATAATCAGTCAACCCATTTGTTCTAGCAAGTTCGCTTAAAGTATTATAGCCTATATTGTATGCTTCAAACTCTGGAAAATTAGGATCAGAAACGCCCGGTCTAATAGGTAGCTCAAGCACATCGTTTCTTAGATTCTTTAGATTGACAAGAACCCATTGTTGAGCATTGGGCGGAAACTTTGCGGCCATTTGCCTGTCTGGTTGTATGTATGGATCTATGTTATTCTTTTGAGGAGGCTGCCATTGCTGCAAATCAACAACAGTTAGTCCAGGATTCTGTCGCACATAGTTGAAAAGCTGACCTTGCTGAGCTTTATCAGGAACAGACATTATATATTGAGCAACGTCCGGAGCTAATCCTAAATTCTGAATTGATTCATCTAGTCCCGCGGCAAATAGAAGTCTCATTCTGCTTGAAGCTGTCTTTGGTTTCTCTGAATTAACAATATCATCAACA